TATGGGTTTTACTACTGCGATTTCCCCCTGTTTTCATCATCAAGTATTCGTAGGTGATTCTGTGTGCACCTGATCCCACAGCAATAAACACAGGTTGAGGGGTGGTACGCAACAGCGCGGCAAACTCATCAGGCGTGTTCACCGCACTGGTTGAGATAGCCACCAACACTAGAGGGCTCTTGCCTGTGGTGAGCACATCTTCAAAACTATTGTATTCATACTTTTTGATGTCTCGCTGCCAGATGTCTTGTGTGACGTATTGACTCATGTGATTGAACGCAGCAATGGTATGTCCATCAGGTGCCACAGTCATCAGGTGATTCATGGCAATCACACTGTCCCCACCTGCACGATTTTCCACAACAAACGTGATCTTTTTGTTGGTGCGGTTGATGATCTGTGACAGTTTTCTAAATGCCAGTTCGTTGCCAGCACCAGGTGCATTGCCTATCACCACTGTGACAGGGCGTGTGGGTTCCCAGGCTAGAGCCATCACAGGCAGCATGAGTAAGAGTACGAGCAGTCGTTTCATAATAGTTCCTTATTTCAAAAAATACATGTACACCAGTGCCGGTATGATAATGAAGAACTGGGGCAAAAAGTTCAACATCAGGGCTCGCTCACGCCAGCGATAACCCACATAGATCCAGCCACAGGCTCCGATCATTTGTACAAAACTGTTCCAAGGCGTGATGCCAAACACATGCAACACCATGGCACACAAGATTGTGACAGCACTGGCGTACTTGATATACCAAACATGATCTCTCATTTGAACACCGTTACTAAAATATCTGGAACAGTCCGTGCAATATCTGCTCGGTGCCCAAATGTTGACTCCACCCATTCGGGGGTAAAGTGATGCCAAGTGGCGTTTCTACTGTGTGCATATTCAAGTATGCACTGATTCTGTTGGGTGATTGCTGCCAACATGCCCATGCTGTCTTTGTAAGCGTCATAGCAAGGATACTTGATTTGAAATCCTCCGGCTTCGTGCCACCAAGCATATGACGCCATGTCCGGACGATACACCAACATGATCCAATCCGCAGGAAATGCTTGTGCTACATCAGGCAACATATATGCCCAGTCGTGACTTTTGACCAAGCGTGTGCTGCTGGGCTCGGTCCAAGCTGAGTCAATGTAGTCAGCATCTAGTCGGCATTCCAGTTCCATGCCAGGGCCAAAGTATGCACCTTGATGTCCGGTGTAACTGTGATGACTGTAGGTACGTGCAGGTGTACGGTCACTTGTATTAAAGCCAGGAATTGATTCCAAGGTTTGTGCAATACCTGACCAGCGTGAGCCAGGCACACCTGTTAAAAATATTCTGTTGGGAAGCATGAGTATAATTAATTATATGGATCAACACACCCTAGACAAATATTTCAGCACACACTGGCATTCAAACATTGACCAATATGAGTATTCAGGGTGGGCCTTGTGCAATAAAATACATCTAGGCGAATCAGTGCTGGATGTGGGCTGTGGCACCAACCCGTTTAGAGGACGCATTGCCAACTTGATCGGAATTGATCCTGCATTTGATCAGGCCGACTACAAGTGTACCATTGAACAATTCCGATCAAACATTCAGTTCAACGTGGCTTTTTGTTTGGGCAGTGTAAACTTTGGCTCAGAAGCGACTATTCTACGACAAATTGGTCATGTGGTCGATCTGTTGACTCCACATGCTAGAATCTACTGGCGCTGCAATCCCGGACGTCAAGATCATGGCAACGAACATTGTCAGGCAATTGATTTCTTTTCATGGACCCCAGAACTGTTGACCCAGTATGCTGAACAGTTTGGATTTACTGTAGCCGATCTACAGCAAGATTCAAACAACAGGCTCTACTGCGAGTGGACACGCTGATTTACCAACTGATTATGATCACAAAACCCGGGCCACCGTAGCCACCAGGTCTGACTGTGACGCTGGTTATATTTGATCCACCTGATCCGCCGCCACCACAACCCGGAGCACCATCGCCACCTGCACCAGGAATACTGCTTGCATTTTGAACTGCGCCGCCGCCACCTGTGCCTCCAAAATTAAATAACAAGTTTCGTGACACAAATCCTGATCTGCCTGCACCGCCCGAACTAGGAGCATTTGTGCCGGCAATGCCACCCGAGATGGGCAATGGGAAGAAGTCAGTGCCCAGTGTACCTGTTATTGCACTGACAGCACCGCCTGCAAACGCTGCATTAACACCATTACTCCCACCGCCACCTGTTCCACCTGTGACCATGAGGCCATTCGCTTGTGGAGTTAATGAGTCTCCAACAGCCGTAATTCGGCCAGTGCTACCAGCCTGGCCAGCCAAAAAATTATAAACTCCACGTCCGGCCAAGCACATGTTGGCGATTGTGGACACAGTCCCGGCAGTCCCGGCAAGCCCGGACACACCGCCCCCACCACCACCGCCCCCACCACCATTGGCAACCAAAAACAGCATGTTGGCAGTGAGTGTGGTGCTGGGTTCTATTGCAACATAAGTTGCTATGCCAGCAGTGCCATTAGCCGAAGCTACCGCTCCACCAACCCCACCAAATCCTGCTTGAACATACAAGGTGTCAGGTACAAATTGTGCGGGAATCATCGCTGTGGTCTGTGCACCTGATCCACCACCACCACCACCGCAACCTGTGGCGGCTGCGTTTCGTCCACAACCACCACCACCTGCACCACCTACTCCAATCATGTACACCCAGTTTACACCTCGTGGTTTACGCCAGGTCTGCCAACGTACTAGTGTGGTACCGGTTGCGGCGTAGAACTGCTGTATATCATAGCCTGGTGTTGAGAGTATGTGATTGAAATCTAGCATAGTTTACCAACTCATGATAATAACAAAACCGTCACCACCGTTGCCGGGTCTGGCCAAGGTGGCTGACAATGTAGAACCACCTGCGCCGCCGCCACCAGATCCGGGTGCGCCATCGCCGCCGCCGCCGGCTGCCGGCCCGCTAGTGAGCCCTTCGCCACCGCCGCCTGCACCACCATAATTCATTATGAAATTTTTCATAACAGCACCTGCTCGACCAGTATCTGATGCACCAGCACTAGGTGCGCTACCTCCAGCATAAGTAGGCAAAAAGAAATCATTTATGGGTGAACCCGCTGGCACTGTGAATCCACCGCCAGCGCCGCCACCAAGACTACTGCCAGATGACCCACCACCACCTGCTCCGCCCATGACCATGAGTCCAGTAACTGGATAAGTCACAGCATTACTGGCGGTGTTGACTGCACCACCTGCTGTGCCAGATTGCCCCACAAAAAATGTGTAGTATCCACGTGCAGCCAAGGGCATGCCAGCAATGGTGGCCACAGTGCCACCAGTGACAGCACCTGATGCTCCACCGTTGGCCACTAATAATGTCATGTTGGCAGTGAGTGTGGTACTGGGTTCTATGGCAATATAAGTTGGTACTCCACCCACTTGTGTAGCAGCACTTACCAGCACAGCAGGTTGTCGACCTCCTGCACCACATTGCACATACAATGTATCAGGTACGAAAAATGCCGGAATCCACACGCAGGTTTGAGCACCCGAGCCACCGCCGCCACCGCCTGCATTACTAGCGGCCGCGTTGGAACTCACTGCACCACTACTTCCACCACCCACACCTATCATGTAGATGTTTTTAACGCCACGTGGTTTGCGCCAGGTCTGCCACTGTGTCAATGTCGCAGTGCTTTGCCCAGAGAAATACTGCACATCCATGCCGGGAGTTGAGAGTATGTTGTTGAAGTCTAGCATGTTATGTAGTTATTATGTAAACAAATCCTGGACCACCTGAACCAGCAGGGGCAATGGTAGGGAAGCTGTTGCTTGCGCCACCGCCACCGCCACCGCCACATCCTGGTGCACCATTACTACCAGCAGTACCTTGAAAACTGCCACCACCGCCACCACCTCCTGTGCCCCCATAATTCATCATGAAGTTTCTTGCTATAAATCCAGGATTTGCATCAATTGATGCAAATGCAGAGCCGCCTTGCAAGAGTGGGAAAAACTCTGTTCCAAGAAAACCACTGGTGCCTACTGTGCCGCCGGTGCCTGATCCCACACCGCCACCGCCGGATCCGCCAGTGACCATGAGTCCGGTGGTGGGTAGGTTAACTGTTGGTGCACTGGAGTTGGCCGCACCACCGGCACCGCCCACCTGTCCTGCTATCAGCGTATAAAATCCCCGACCGGCCAAACACATGCCAGCAAGGGTTGCGGCTGCAACTGCACCCGGTGCTAAACCACCATTTGCAGTAGTAGGGGCAGTTGCACTCACAGTGCCGTTGTTGGCCAGCAACACAGTTCCTGCAGGTGCAATGGTTGTGTAAGGTGAGATACACACATAGGTTGGCTGTCCCACAACACCAAACCCTGCCGAAGTGGTTGCTCCTGCTCCACCTGCTCCTGCTTGAATGTACAACACATCCGGCACAAACATGGCTGGAATCATCACAGTGGTCTGGCCGCCACTGCTGCCACCTGCGCCACCGCCACCGGTAGTGACCGCAGCAGCATTACCACAACTGCCGCCACCACCGCCACCCACACCAATCATGTAGATCCATCGAGCACCACGTGGTTTTTTCCACACTTGCCACTGCAATAGAGTAGTAGTGACCGGGCCTCGAAAATACTGTATGTCAGCGCCGGGAGTGGCTAAAATGTTGTTGAAATCTAGCATGTTAGGTGTTTAATATGCGCCGGCAATTACACTAGCAACCCAGCCTGCGGCCACTGTGGTGCCTAGACCTGCATACAGTCTGTAGCCTGCGGGCAAGGCAAAGTTTAGTGGATAGTCAACGTCCACTGTGGCTGCGGTGTTGGTGGCAGTGGTACCCGGCAAGGATACTTCACCATAAAACACGTTGTTGGTGGCTGTGGCGTTGGTTGAGCCGTTGTTGATGTATATACGTGCCACGCTGGCTGTGTTGGTACCAATTGCTTTTAATCTTATACGCTGTACAAAACCGCCATTGGTGGCGTCTGCTGTAAAGATCAAGATGTTGTTGGCACCAGCGCCTGTATAGTCACCGGTGGCTGTTAGTAGTGTGGTGCTGGCAATGCCACCTACGGCACCTGCTTTTGAAAAAATTGGATTGGGATTTGCTGCCATGTTTTATATCTCCATTATGTATGTATATTTATGGCAGGTTCCACCACTGTGCTGTGGTTGTGACCCTGCCCAAGTTCATGCCTGTGTCTTGTGTGGTGTCATCCGCAAAGTTGAATCCAAGATTATCCACAGTGACCACGTTGGCTGTACCGCCCACTGAAAACGCTATGTTACCACCAGATGTGTTGATGTTCACATTTGATGTGCCATTGGCAATGCTGGCACCAGCAATACCAGTCAACTGTGAGCCATTACCTATGAAGTAGTTGCCGGCAATGTTACCAGTTGTGGTGATATTGGCAGCACTGACCAGAGCCGACACCACGTTTGAACTCAAACTCAAACCCGCTGCATTTAGGTTACCACCTGTGATGTTGCCAGTGACTGAAACTGTGGTTCCTGTGTGTGTTGTGGCATTGACATTGGCACCACCCAAGATGTTACCACCTGAGATATTGGCAGTTGTGGTGATATTGGCTGCTGACACCAAAGCACTTACCACGTTTGAGCTCAAGCTCAAACCGGCTGCATTTAAGTTACCACCTGTGATGTTACCAGTTACCGAAACTGTGGTTCCTGTGTGTGTTGTGGCATTGACATTGGCACCACCCAAGATGTTACCACCTGAAATATTGGCAGTTGTTGTGACATTTGATGTTGAATTGATTGCTGACACCACGTTTGAACTCAAGCTCAGGCCAGCGGCATTCAAATTACCACCAGTAATATTACCAGTCACACTCACAATGGTGCCAGTTACATTGCCCACCACGGTGCCAATCAAGTTACCACCAGAGATATTGGCAGTTGTTGTGACATTGCTGGTTGAATTGATTGCTGACACCACGTTTGAACTCAGGCTCAATCCCCCAGCGTTCAAATTACCACCAGTGATGTTACCAGTAGCTGATATCAAGCCATTTACATATTCACCTGTGGTGGCCCATACCACCACGTTTGATGTTCCAGCCACACCCACTGTGATGTTGGCACTGCTCAACACAGTGACATTTGATGTACCGTTAGTGATACTTGTGCCACCACTGCTGGCAATTCCTGTGAGTTGTGATCCATTTCCTATGAAATAAGCACCGGCAACGTTGCCAGTTGTGGTGATGTTTGATGTTGAATTGATTGCACTTACAACATTTGAACTTAGACTCAACCCAGCGGCATTCAAGTTGCCACCGGTTATGTTACCTGTCACTGACACTGTTGTACCAGTTACATTACCTACCAGTGTGCCAAGTATATTACCACCACTAATGTTGCCAGTTGTGGTGATGTTTGAGGTTGAATTGATTGCACTCACAACATTGCTGCTTAAACTCAATCCAGCAGCATTTAGATTACCACCGGTTATGTTGCCTGTCACACTTACACTGGTGCCGGTGGCAGCACCAATATTGGGAGTGGTCAAGTTGGCTGATGTTTTGACAATGATATTGCCCGAGCCATCAAACGCAGTGGTTGTATTATCAACTTTGGCATTGATAACTGTGCCCGCCAAACTAACACCAGCCAGGGTGTTGGCTGTGTAAACCTGACTGGTGGCAAAAGTACTGAATGTGATATTGCTGGTACCAAATGTGATTGTACCAGCGGGTGCGCTGACAATAAATGCTGTGCCTGCATTGACGCTGCCACCAGTGGTATAGAAATAGTCGTTGATGCTGAATGCAGTGGCACTGTCTGACCCGTACTCGTCAGCATCAGTTGAACGCACAATGTTGGTGGCGTTGGCCCAGGTGTACACACCGTTGGTGACTGCGTTGGCTTCGTTCTTGACAAGAATACGTGTGCCCACGGTTTGTACATTGGCAGTGTCAATCAGGTTAAAACTACCAGTTGTGGTCAACAGTGCACCAACCCCATTGCCTGCACCGTTGGGCTGAGTGTATGTGATTGTGCCACCTGTGGTGGCAGCCATTGTGGTTGTTGAGGCTGCTGCTACAGGTTGGTGATAGGCAATACCGCTGGTTACATAAAGATCAACATAGTTTTTAGTGGCCACATCTTGATTTTGCACAGGATCTAACACGCCATTGATGTATGTTGAGTTGACCACAACATTGCCAGTAGCACTGAGATTCAGCGCACCAGTTGATTTGACAGTGGTAGCAGTACCAACAATGGTATTGGTGTTGACGTTACCACCAGTGATGTTGCCTGTGGCACTGATCAAGCCAGGTGTGGTGATGTTGCCACCGGCAATGTTTGAGGTGGCATTTAGATTGCCAATCACATTGCCACTCAGGCTCAGGCCAGCGGCCACCAAGTTGCCAGACAGTACATTGCCTGTGGCACTGATGTTTCCCGAAGAAGTAATGCCACCGGCTGCAACATTGCTGACAGCACTGACGTTACCACCGGTGATGTTGGCACTAGCACTGAGTGTGGTGGCACTGATCACATTGGCACCAGTGATATTACCGCCTGAGCCGCCACCTGAGATGATGTTGCCACCCGTGATGTTGCCAGTTGCTGAGATCAATCCAGTTACATATTCACCTGTGGTGGCCCATACCACCACATTTGATGTACCACCCACACCCACAGTGACGTTGCCACCTGAACTCACAACAGTGACGTTGCTTGTGCCATTGCTGATACTTGTGCCACTACCGCTGGCAATGCCAGTGAGTTGTGATCCATTTCCTATGAAATAACCACCTGAGATGTTGGCAGTTGTGGTGATGTTTGAGGTTGAATTGATTGCACTTACAACATTTGAACTCAGGCTCAAACCAGCAGCATTCAAGTTGCCGGCAGTTACATTACCAGTTGAACTAATCAATCCCGGTGTGGTGACATTGCCACCAGCAATGTTGCCAGTGACATTGAGTGCGCTGATAACGTTACCACTCAGGCTCAGGCCCACAGCATTTACATTTCCAGCCAGCACATTGCCTGTGGCACTGATATTGCCTGAAGAAGTAATGCCTGCGGCACCCACATTGCTGACAGCAGTGATATTGGTGGCAGCAGTCAGACTGGAACTCAAATTCAGAGCAGATACCACATTTGAACTCAGGCTCAATCCAGCAGCATTCAAGTTGCCACCTGTGACGTTACCAGTCACACTCACAGTTGTGCCAGTGTGTGTTGTGGCATTGACATTGGCACCGCCCAGGATATTGCCACCAAATATGTTGCCAGTGGCACTGATGTTGCCCGAAGAAGTAATGCCTGCCGCCCCCACGTTGCCTGTGGCAGCAACCAAGCCTGGAGTGTTGATGTTACTGCCAGTGATGTTGCCAGTGACGTTGAGTGCTGACACCACATTTGAACTCAGGCTCAAACCGGCTGCATTTAAATTCCCACCAACAATGTTGCCGGCAACACTGAGTGCTAGGCCCGAAGTATTGGCAATGGCCAACACAGTATTGGCCGAAGTTGTCATGCTGGCATTGCCCAATACTGGACCAACCGCAATGGCCGTGGTTGAATTGGCCAAGCCGCCGGTGCCAATGTTGATGTTCTTGAAAACGCCCGAAGTTGCGGCACCTGTGCCAACGTTGTATGTGGCATTGGCCGCACTGGAACCAATTGTGGCATTGGCACCCAATGTGGTTATATTTGCACTGGTGATGTCGCTGGTGACATTGAGTGCTGACACCACGTTGCCACTTAGACTCAGACCCACTGCGTTCAAGTTGGCACTGATGATGTTGCCAGTGGCCGAAATTATGCCAGTTACATATTCACCTGTGGTGGCAAACACAGCCACATTGCCAGTTCCGCCTACTCCCACTGTGATGTTGCCACCCGAACTCACAACTGTGACATTTGATGTGCCATTGTTGATGTTGGCCACACTTGTGATCACACCAGTCAACTGAGATCCATTACCTAAAATATAGTTGCCAGTGACGTTGCCAGTGGCACTGACAACTCCAGTTACAAAGGCTCCAGTTGTGGCAAATGTTGCAATGGCAGTACCTGCCACATTGGCTGTGATATTGCTGCTGGCGCTGACCACCACGTTTGATGTACCATTGGTAATGGCAGCACCTGCTGCCACTGTGATACCTGTGAGTTGTGACCCATTGCCAATGAAGTAGTTGCCGGCAATGTTGGCAGTGGTGGTGATGTTTGAGGTTGAATTAAGTTGACTGATGACATTTGAACTCAGGCTCAGACCCCCAGCCAGAATATTACCACCAGCAATGTTACCAGTTGTGGTGATGTTTGAGGTTGAGTTGATTGCACTCACCACGTTTGAACTTAGACTCAAGCCCCCAGCATTTAAATTTCCACTGTTTACATTGCCAGTTGCGCTGATCAGTCCTGATGTTCGTAAATTACCAGCATCAATGTTACCTGTGACACTCACAGTTGTACCTGTGACGTTACCAACCACGGTGCCAATTAAGTTGCCACCAGAAATGTTGGCAGTGGTTGTTATGTTTGCGGTGGAGTTGATTGCACTTATGACATTTGAGCTCAAACTTAGTCCAGCAGCATTTAAATTGCCGCCTGTGATGTTACCAGTTGCTGAGATCAGGCCCACAGTCGTGACATTTCCAGCAATCACATTGGCCGTAGAAACCACGTTGCCCGTGGCTGTTACAAACGTGTCTACTGTTACGTTGCCGTAAATTCTAGTGCCTGATTGGAGTTTTGCCATGGTTTTGTATTTATTGTGTTAAGCGCCGGTGACTTCATCAAATTCACCTGACACATATTCTACTCCTGTGCTCACGGTACGGCGAGCAAAATTGTTGAGATTCACGCTGGGAGTCGGCCCAGTGGCCACGTATGTGGTTGAGGCAGCAGCCTGTTCGGTTTGTGCGCCCCAGATATAAACACCAGAAGTTCCATCACCAGCGTAGTTGTTGTTACTGCTGGAGTTGGCTGTGACAATTTCTATTCCAATGGCTGTTGCTGTGGCATTTCCCAGGTTGGTTGACATGGAGCATTTGTACCAGTTGTTGCCAACTGGAGTAATGTTGGCTGTTGGAACTGTTGCACCATTTGAGGCTTGCAATGTTCCTACTGTACCAGTTGACAAGTTAAAAAATGCCGCGGCTTGATTGGTAAATCCAGTGTATTCTTTTAGTCCAAGTGAAATATTGCCACGCTCCGCGGCCTTGGCAAATACACTTGCACTATAGGCATTTGAGAGTGCACCGGCTGTGACTGTTATAGATTGAGTGATAAGATGTCGATTGGTGTTGGCACTTTCTATCAACTTGGTGCCAGTCAACGAGTTGTCAGGAGCAGGAATCGTGTTGATGGTCACCGTGACATTGCCTGTGCCCCATTTGCTGGTTTGATTGAATTGTTGGCTGTATGATACAATATTGGTGGCAGTGTTTACACCATTGACACCAAGTTGTCCGGTACCGCCATTGGCACTGTAACTGACTTCATCAAAAGAGCCAGACACATACTCTATGCCTGATGCAATGGTACGTTGTGCAAAGTTGTTGATGTTGATGCTGGTGGTTGCCCCAGTAGCCACGTATGCGGTTGGTGTCGATGCTTGTTCAAATTGAGCGCCCCATAGATAAACTCCTGAGGTTCCGTTACCTGCCCAACTGAATTGATTATCAGCTGATTGAACATAGATATCCCCATTTATATTGCCGCCAACTGTGGTAGTAAATGTAATTGAGCATCGATACCAAGAATTTCCCACAGCTGATATTTCTGTGGTATATGCAGGGCTAACACTAACTGTTCCAACTGCTCCTGTGGATAAATTAAAAAACGCATATCCACTACCAGCGGTATTGCCAAAACTCAATCTTACAAAATTATATCCAGATGACTTGGCATACACTGAAAAAGTGTACGCTGTAGTAATAATTGCTGTGCCAGCACCTTTGGTAATGGCCTGTCCTCCCGATGAAGTAGTTGGAACAACCAATGTTGCTGTAGTTGACCCGTCAGGTGCAGTTGTAGCATTTCCAGTCTTTGTTACTGGCTGACTAGTTGCTCCCCATTGTGTAAAATCTTGACTGTACGATACGGTATTTACAGCAGTGCTCACACCATTCTTGTATACGTAGGCACCCGAGGCACCGGTGGTGCTGTAACTGACTTCGTCAAACGAGCCATTGACCAGGAGGGCGCCGGTGGGAGTTATTTTACTTGCTGTTGCCATATTACAAGAACACCGTGTCTAATCCAGCCACAGCATTGTTGTAGTATGTGTATGCTCGTATGCCAGTTGCGTTGGCCCAGGATACTGAGTTGGCATTGCCAATGTTCACGTTGCCAGTGACGTTGACATTGCCTGTGGCTGTGACCTGCCCTGCTGTGACAAGATTGCCACCTGTGATGTTGCCCACAGCACTGACTGTGGTGGCTGCTGTCAAACTGCTACTCAAGTTCAGGGCTGACACCACGTTTGAGCTTAGACTCAATCCCGCAGCATTCAGATTGCCACCGGTGATGTTGCCTGTGACTGACACTGTGGTACCTGTGACATTGCCCACATGAGTACCAATTATATTTCCACCAAACACATTGCCTGTGGCACTGATGTTGCCCGCTGTGGCCACGCCACCTGCATTGACGTTGCCCACAGCACTGACTGTGGTGGCTGCTGTCAAACTAGAACTCAAGCTCAGGGCTGACACAACGTTTGCGCTTAAACTCAGGCCAGCGGCATTCAAATTGCCACCGGTTATGTTACCTGTCACACTGACGGTTGTGCCAGTGACATTGCCCACAAACGTTGACACCACGTTGCCAGCAAGTATGTTGCCAGTGGCACTGATGTTGCCAGCGGTGGCAATACCACCTGCAGCCACATTGCCTGTGGCTGAGATTAACCCAGGTGTGGTGATGTTGCCCCCAGCAATGTTACTTGTAACGTTCAAATTACTGACCACATTTGAACTTAGACTCAACCCCCCAGCATTTAGGTTGCCACCTGTGACGTTACCAGTCACACTCACAGTTGTGCCAGTGACATTGCCTATGTGTGTGCCAATCAAGTTGCCACCTGCAATGTTGGCAGTGGTGGTGATGTTTGAGGTTGAATTGATTGCACTAACAATGTTTGAACTTAGACTCAACCCCCCAGCATTCAAGTTGCCAGCAGTGACGTTGCCAGTCACTGACACAACAGATCCAGTTAAACTTGTGCCTGAAATATTGCCACCAGTAATGTTACCTGTGGCTGAGATTAAACCAGGTGTGGTGATGTTGCCACCTGCAATGTTTGAAGTAACATTGAGTGTTGACACCACGTTGCTGGATAGGCTCAAACCTGCTGCATTTAAATTACCACCTGTGATATTGCCAGTTACTGAAACTGTGGTGCCAGTTACATTACCAACCACAGTGCCAATTAAATTTCCACCTGTGACGTTGCCTGTGACTGAAACTGTGGTGCCGGTGACATTGCCAACCAAGGTACCAATCAAGTTGCCACCTGACACATTGGCAGTTGTGGTGATATTGGAGGTTGAATTGATTGCACTAACAACATTGCCACTCAGGCTCAGGCCCGCAGCATTCAAGTTGCCACCAGTGATGTTGCCACTCACACTCAGTAACCCAGTGATGTATTCACCTGTGGTGGCCCACACAGCCACATTCGATGTGCCACCTATGCCGATGGCAACATTGCCACCTGAACTCACAACTGTGACGTTTGAAGTGCCATTGTTGATGTTGGACACACTTGTGATCACACCAGTCAACAGCGCACCGTTGCCTAGAATATAACCGCCTGAGATATTGGCAGTAGTGGTGATGTTGGCAGCAGATACCAATGCTGATACCACATTGCCACTCAGACTCAATCCTGCACCATTCAGCGTGTTGGCACTGGTAATATTGCCTAATGCGCTTATGGTACCGCCAGTGATGCCCGGACCAACTCTGATGTCCTGGGCAATGACATTGCCCGAAGTAGAAACATTCCCACCAGTGTTGATGTTGCCAGCAATCACGTTGCCTGTGGCTGAAACTGTGTTGGTGGACAACAACACACCCGACACTGCAATATTATTAGCAGTGATGTTGCCTGTGCCTGACACTGTGCCAGTAGCAAATGCCACATTGCCATTGAATATTGCGCCATTGACATTGCCACCAGTGCTGATCACACCTGAGCCAGCCAAGATATTGCCACCAGTGATGTTGCCAGTTGTGGTAATTACCCCTGATCCAGCAAGTATATTACCGCCCGTGATGTTGGCAGTTGCGCTGACGTTAGCGCCAGTCAGTATGTTGCCAGTTGCACTTATGATATTACCAACCACAAGATTGCCAACGCCTGGGCCATTGCTAACAGTTAAATTACCAACTTGTGCATCACCATTACCAAGTAATTTGAATATGCCAAACAGAATGTTGCCACCTGTAATGTTGCCAGTTGTGCTGATAATACCTGACCCAGCAAGCAAGTTGCCGCCTGTGACGTTGCCAGTTACACTCAAACTGGTGCCAGTTGCAGCACCAATGTTGGGAGTGGTCAAATTGGCACTGGCCTTGACTGAGATATTGCCACTGCCATCAAAAGCAGTGGTGATGTTGTCAACTTTGGCATTGATAACTGTGCCGGCCAAACTGATACCAGCGGCTGTGTTGGCTGTGTATGTTTGGCTGGAACTGAATTGAGCAAAAGCAATGTTTGAAGTGCCAAATGTGATTGTGCCACTTGGAGCGTCAACAATCCAGGCCGATCCTGCGTTTACGTTACCACTTGTGACAAAGAAGTAGTCGTTTATACTGAGAGTAGTGGGATTACCAGCACCATAGGTATTGGTATCAGTTGAACGCACAATGTTGGTGGCATTGGCCCAAGTATACACGCCATTGAACACAGCATTGCCTTCGTTCTTGACAAGAATACGTGTGCCCACAGTTTGTACATTGGCAGTGTCAATTAAGTTGAAACTACCGGTTGTGGTCAACAGCGCACCAACTCCATTGCCAGCACCATTGGGTTGAGTATAAGATATTGTGCCACCTGTGGCAGTGGCCAATGTTGTGGTGGTGGCCACTGCCACTGCTTGGTGATAAGAAATTGCAGTAGTTACCAAGTTGTCAACATAGATCTTGGTGGCCACATCCTGATTCTGCACAGGATCCAGTACGCCATTGATGTACTTGCTGTTGACCACAACATTGCCAGTGGGTTGTAAATTCAAATTGCCCGAACTGGTGCTGATTGTGAGTGCAGCAGTGTTGCGAACTTCAGGCACCACAACCGCGGTCACACCCAAAATGTTGCCACCAGTGATGTTGCCACTTGCACTGACTGAAGTTGCACTCACAGCAGACGCAGTGATCAAGTTGCCACCTGAGATGTTGGCAGTGGTGGTGATATTGGCAGCTGACACCAGGGCACTGACCACGTTTGAGCTCAGGCTCAAACCCCCAGCATTCAAGTTGCCACCAGTGATGTTGCCTGACACACTTACCGTGGTACCAGTTACATTGCCTATCACAGAGCCAATCAAGTTGCCACCTGAGACGTTGGCAGTGGTGGTGATGTTTGAGGTGGAATTGATTGCACTTACTACATTGCTGCTTAAACTTAGGCCAGCAGCGTTCAAGTTACCACCGGTGACGTTGCCGGTGACTGACACTGTGGTACCAGTGACATTGCCAACCACAGTGCCAATCAAGTTGCCAGCCGCAATGTTGGCAGTGGTGGTGATGTTGGCAGCTGACACCAGGGCACTGACCACGTTGCCGCTCAGACTCAATCCCACAGCATTTAGATTACCACCTGTGATGTTACCCGACGCACTGACATTTGCAGCACTGATATCGGCAATAGTGATCAAGTTGCCAGCAGTGACGTTGCCGCTTGCACTTATTAAACCAGTCACGTATTGACCTGTGTTGGCAAATACCACCACATTTGATGTGCCACCAATGCCAATGGCAACATTGCCACCTGAACTCACAACAGTGACATTACTAGTGCCATTGTTGATGTTGGATACCGATGTGATCACACCAGTCAGTAACGCACCATTGCCTAGAAAATAGTTGCCAGTTACGTTGCCTGAAGCTGACACAGATGCAGCTGATACAGTGGCCAGGCTGATGATGTTGCCACCGGTTATGTTGCCTGACGCACTGACAACACCTGTGACATATTCACCAGTTGCGGCAAACACCACCACATTGCCAGTGCCACCAATGCCCACAGCAACGTTGCCACCTGAACTCACGACTGTGACATTTGATGTTCCGTTGTTGATGTTGGCCACTGAAGTAATAACTCCAGTCAACAGTGCGCCATTACCTAAAATATAATTGCCAGTGACGTTGCCAGTGGCTGAAATTACGCCTGTAACATATTCACCAGTTGCGGCAAACACCACCACATTGCCAGTGCCGCCCACTCCAACTGAGACATTGCCGCCTGAACTTACAACTGTGACATTACTGGTGCCATTGTTGATGTTGGCCACTGATGTGATAACACCAGTTAATAATGCACCATTGCCCAGGATGTAATTGCCAGTGACATTGCCTGTGGCACTGACTAAACCAGCGGTGAGCAAGTTACCACTGGTGGCATTGCCTGACACACTGAGAGAAGATAAGATGCCCACTGATGTAATATTGGGCTGTGCGTTGGTGTATACTGTACCGGCAACCAGCGCATTGGCCACTTGACCTGACACATTGCCACCAGCCACTGCATTGGCTGAATCAGCAACTGTGGCATGTGTGGCATCGCCCACAGTACCTGTGACATTGGCACCAGTGATAGAACTCAGTAGGCTGCCGTTGCCATATATGTAATTGCCAGTGATGTTGCCAGCAGTTGACACAGCACCTGAGGTGACATTTCCAGCAGTTGATAACGAAGTCAATATACCCACCGAAGTGATGTTGGGCTGTGCGTTGGTGTACACAGTGCCAGCAATCAGTGCGTTGGCCACTTGACCTGACACATTGGCACCAGCCACTGCATTGGCTGAATCAGCCACTGTGGCACGTGTGGCATTGGGCACATTACCAGTGACATTGGCACCAGTGATTGATGTCAACCCTGAGCCATTGCCGTTTATGTTGGCACCAGTGATGTTGCCACTTGTTGATACTGATGCAGCACTGACTGCGGCTGCTGTGATCAAATTGCCACCAGTGATGTTACCTGTTGCTGTGACCAACCCTGGTGTGCTGACATTACCTCCAACAATATTGCCAGTCACGCTCAAATTGGCCAGTACGCCAATACTGTTTGCTACTATGCCAGTCAACTGTGAGCCGTTGCCAATGAAATAATTGGCATTGACATTGCCTGTGACTGTGACCACGTTGGAGGTTTTGTTGAACACAAACCCAGCCGTGGCAGTGGCCGAGCCGGCGTCATTGAACAACACACCATCTGATCTAGAACCAGGAATGATCACATTGCCAATGACATTGCCTGTAGAAATGTTTCCAGTACCAGATATGTTGCCGGTGCCAAATAACACAGTGTTGGCCACATACAAGTTGGCCCAACGGTTGGTGGCATTGCCTAAATTGTATGCGTTGTCAACTGCTGGAACAAAATTGGTAGTGGCCACAGGAATAAAACCGCCGTAGGGCAATGAATTCCAGGCTGTGACGCCATCACCGTATTTTACCAATTCAGTATCAGTTTCTAGGCCAGGTTCTGCCAAGGCAAGAACAGGATTGGCTGAGGTCCAATTGGCCGAGGTGTCTCTACGAAGTTGTATCGTTGTTCCGACTACTGGTGGTGCTGGCATGTCAGGCTCCGCCTCCATCTACTACCAAACAGTTGCCACTGTTGAACGCAGTGCCACCGTCGATCCATAATCCAAACACGCCAGCAATGTATTGCCAACTGGGCGTGGTACCATCAGTTTGTAAGAATTTTTGTGCGTTTCCAGCTTGGCTCGGTAACCCAGTGCCACTGCCCCCGTAAGGTGTGCCATTGGCGTAGTTGATGCTGGCAACATTGCTGGGCAGTGTGATGTTGCCCACTGTGTCAAATGTCCAGGTGCCGCCAGATCTAATTTCAACATTGGACTGTTGACTTTCGATATACAGGGGTGTGCCATTGCCTGCATCGGCATTGCTGGGTATAAGAATAGTGGCACCAGGATCGCTCAAGTTACCATACAGTGCCCAGGTATCATTGTTGGAATTGAACAAGCTACCGCCTTGGCCAATCAACAAGTTGCCCACAGTAATGTATCCATCTAGTGTGGAAACAGTTTCACCTGAGGTTGCATTGGGCAATGTCAGTGCACCATTGGTATCAAACACCCAAGACTGCCCATCAGCATTGATTTCAACATTGCCGCTGGCCACAGCAATATTGGCATAACTGTTGCCGTTGAAGATCTTGTTGGCAGAACCGCCACCACCGCTGGTGACAGGAATACCACCTGGTGTGCTGCCATCACTGTAGTAGATTTGATTGCTTACTGGATCCCACCACAGCCGACCCACCTGCCCTACGTAGGTTTCTGCGTTGGCGTTGTTGTCTCTGCTGGTGAAAAAATTCTGTATGTAGGACATGCTATTTGTGCCGTCCTTATTGTTGTTCTAATCGATCACGACGTCTTTTTAACAAGTCCAACACCAGATCAGACTCATCATCATCGCGGATGTCATCGCTGTCTGCACCCACATCGTTGGTGTGTTCGTGATTGGCAAAATCATCAGGATCATGCGGGTCCTGGTTGATCAACTGATTGATCACTGGACTTTCTTTGCCGCCTTGTTGTTTCAACAGCTCTATTTCTTGCTGCAAGGGCGGAACCATCACAGGTGAGTCGGGCATTTCTTCCCCGGCCGGAGCAGCAATGGTAGGCATGCCTCCACCTGCTGGGATGGTAATATTGATGGGTATGCTGATGGTCATGCCCTGTGAATTTTCTGCAATAAACTCTCGTGCTCTCATAGAATACCTGCTGCCGATTGCAACGCCCGCATGTCTGATTTGGTGTCGTGAATTGGTTTCACAGGCAAACCGGCCGCTGTGCGCCACTCGTTCAAATCTGATTCGTGTGTGCGGCGATACTCGTCAGGTGTGAGTGGCACAGTTTGTGCAAATGCTTCTTCTGACCAGGGCTGTGTTTGACCATCGTACCGCATGGTCCAGTCTTTGGGTTCGTGTTCTGTGAGTGTGGTCAAGTCGTCTATGAGTTCGGCCACATACTGTGGTGCGGCACTGCGACGGCGCATTTCCACATACACTAGATAACGACTGGGTTTGATTTCGCCTGGGCTACGATCAGCATCTAGCACAAAGTCATAGCCTTTTTCAAACCAGGCCACCAGGTCCTTGGCTGCTTGTTTGTCACGCACAAAAAAACTCAGCACAATAATGTCTTCATCATCGCCCATTTTGCCTGAAAATTCATCCACGTGAATGGTAGGCTTCATCATGCCTTCTAGATCACGATACTGTAGCCCTTCAAGCAACTGGGACTGGGGCAAGGTCTTGTTCGAGGTTTTGTTGTGCATTTTCAGCCTTTGCATCACTTTGTGTGGTTTCTTTGTCTAGATCCTGCTCGTAGGCCGCGTCTAGTTCATCCAAGTCAATTTCTTGACCTTCCATTTCTATAGCGCCTGTGCGTATCTCACTCATGAGTCGTTTGGGCATGACAATTTCCACCAGCCACACAGGTTTTTCAACTATGCGGGCTTTTTTGGTACCAGGAATGTAGTCTGCAGGATCGTTAATTTGAATGGGAATCTTGATCTTTTGTCGTTTGTATGTTACCGTGCAATCAAATGGCAGCAGTCGTTTGCCGCCTCTGGGGTCGGGCATCATTCGTTCTGGCCACATGAATGTCACACCCACTGTGTATTTGCTGATATCCGGACCGGCTACCAGTTCGCCAATTTCCCAGTTTCGAAATGCGTACACATCCATTTCGTCCAGCACACGCTCAAAGTCCAACAGTGTGGTCAGACTGCCATCACTCATGTAGATGTCGCGGATAGTATCACTTACTTGCCAGTAATCCGCATGATCTTTAAAAAGCTCTTTGTCGTTGATGCCGTGAATGTTTTTGGTTTGCATAATGCATTATTTACCAAAGTTGTTGAACACACACAACAGACTTGAGTCTCAGTGCTTTTATTCCGCCTGGTCAGTATTTAGTGACCAAACATCGGAAAATACCACTCCGTTATTTGAAAATTGCTGACCGTAAATACCTGGCCCTACAGGGCTTAGGAGAATCACACTTGAGTAGACAACGAGCACAAAAAGCACAAAAACGTATGAATCTGGAAGTAGCAAACACCATAGCCTTTAACTCAACGCAGCGAGCACAACCTCGTCGCATTGACTTGATCCCTCGCACACGAAATCAAGAACGCTTGGTCATGGCCCTGCAAGATCCAGATCAACACATTGTAGTCACAGCAGGACCCGCTGGAACAGGTAAGACGTACCTGGCAATGCTGGCTGCTGTTAAGAATCTAAGAGAAGGAGTATGCGATCGAATAGTGCTAACAAGACCCGCAGTGGGTGTAGAGGGTGAAAGCCATGGCTTTTTGCCCGGCAATTTAGTTGCCAAAATGGAACCTTGGACTCGTCCCTTATTGGACGTCATGCGTGAATACTATAGGCCACAAGATATCTTGGCCATGATTGAAGATCAGATTCTGGAAATATCTCCTCTGGCATACATGAGAGGCCGGACCTTCAAAAATTCGTGGATCATCGCTGACGAAATGCAAAATGCCACACCAGCACAGGTCAAGATGCTGATGACACGCATTGGACAAAACTCCAAGATTGTGATCACAGGAGATGTGGAACAAGCGGATCGTGCTCAGGGCGACAATGGCCTGTACGATCTATGTGCCCGACTGCAACAAAACGCAGTGGCAGGAATTGCTGTGTGCGAAATGCAAACTCGTGACGTGCAACGCCACAGCATCATTGGGTCAGTGTTGAAACTCTACGCGGTTTAGGAGGTGATTATTGCGTAGATTTCCCGCCAATTGTTGAGTAGTGTTTTCTAGTTTATCTTCATAAATAAAATTATGAAAACATATCTGTATTTGAAAACGCATCAAGTTACTGGCTTAAAGTATCTTGGTAAAACTACTCAAGATCCTCACAAATATAAAGGATCTGGATTAAGGTGGACTCGTCATTTAGCCAAACACGGCAATGATGTTTCCACCTTAATTCTTTTTGAATCTGACAATCTTCAAGAAATTAAAACAAAAGGACAATATTATTCTGAATTATGGAATGTTGTTAATGACCAAAATTTTGCCAATATGCGCCCCGAAACAGGTGATGGTGGTAATACATCACAATGTGAAAATTATAAGGTAGGGATGTCTAAGAGAAATACATCTGGATCTAAGAATTCAATGTTTGGGAGATCAGCAGTTATTGAACATAATCTTAGATGGTACAATAATGAAACAGAAAATATCTATGTGCCAGCAGGAACACAACCTGATTCATTTGTACCTGGTAGAATTATACAATATAAAAAACCACATAGCGAAGAAACAAAAATTAAATTATCACAATATGGAAAAAAACCATGTATTTCTCCTAGTGGAGAAATATTTAAAAGTAGAGGTGATGCCGCAAAAGCATATGGAATAACTTCAGCAGCAATTGGCGGGTTAATTAAACGCGGAGTTAGTGGTTGGCATTGGTTATGAGATGATAAATCTCTTTCCAATTTTTAACCCTAGGAATATTTGGATGTTCAAAAGTCATGTTGTGCCCGTGCTCTACAAGCACAGAGTTAAGTCCCATTTCGTGTCCAACGATTGCATTTTCGATTTTATCCTCAAACCACCACAAGCCTGAGCCAGCATAGGGCTCCAGTGCTGAGTGTTTATCTGCACCTGTGGCCAAACATGTGACACCTGTAAATGCAGTTTTGCCAAACAGTTTGCGCAGGTTCATTTCTCTCAGTCGGCCAGCATTGACATCTGTGCTCAAACTGGTGATGCAGTGAAACACATAGCCGTGTTCTTCATGCAGGCGCTTCACATAGTACATGGCATCACGCAAGGGAGGCAGGAACCCAATTGCTGCCGACTCGTTGAACATCTTGATCAGTTTGAATGACTGCTCTCGATCAATGCCATAACGAACACCAATGTCGTATTCAAATTGGTGCCCTTCCTGTTTGGCAAATCCGTGTTCTTCCATCCAGACTGAGAATGCAAATTCCCAATCAAGCAACACGCCATCAGCGTCAACTAGGATCAGGTTCTTTTTGTGTGTTGACTTCAACTTCGTATCCGTTCTCTTTGAATAATCGTTCTATTGTGGCAGCATAGTGCTGGTGATAATAACCTGCAATTCGGTCAAAATCTTTTGGCACCTCTGTGCCTGCCATGCTGCATTTTAACACAGAAAGGGTTTTAAAGTCAAGTATTACATTGCAAGTTTGGTGATCACTCCGTTTTAAGTTTTTGGCCACAGCCATAACTTCGTCAATTTTGCCGTCAGGTTTTTTGTAATAGGTTAAAAGCAAGTATCTCATAATAAAGTTTTGATAAGGTTAAAGTATTCAGTCGGTAATGTTAAATCTTTGCCATGCAACATTTTTTGCATCCAAAATTTTACCGGGTATTCAAATTCAATCTCATAGTATGCACCCTCCATAGTAATAATGTTGCTGCCGGGAATTTCTGAACGATCAAACCCAGGGTTTAGATCAAGGTCAACAACAACTTTGCCACATTTGTTCAATAGACTTCTAAAATATCTACGTTCTATAATTATCTCATTCACAGTGACATGACTATCATATAGCACACTGTTTTTTGTTGAGTCATAGACAAAATTACCAGCAGATTTTTTTCTAACATGCACACGCAATTGATTGAGACCTGTTTGAGGAGTTAGATCTATTGCACCATTAAATGCAGCACCTTCAAATATTGTGTTGCTGTTTAACTCGACTTGTATACTGTCAGGAATATGGTCAAATGTTGTGGCAATATGCAACTGATTCATTGAGTAGCTAGATATTTGTTTAAAAAAGAAATCATAGTATGTTCAACGTTGTAGCTAGAATCTATACAATTGTATCCCAGTTTCTGAGCATGTTCTCCAATTTCAACACGCCATTTGATACGTTGGACTGGAGTATTCTGCCCAACCGACCATAGACTACCGTCAGTTTGATTGGATTTGATAGGGTACACCACTCCCAGTGATGTTTTCATGCTATCCAACGGTGTGTCAGGTATTAAAACATTGGTGGTTCCAAACTGAATTCCTGATATGGTGCCATCATCGGCCAGATGCTGATATCGTTCTAGTTGTTGCAATGCTATTTCAAAATCTTCTTGAGTTTCTGTAGGGTATCCAACAATCATCAGTAAAATTAATTTGATATTGTATTTTTGAGCAAGGTGTAGAAAATTATCTAAATCGTCATCTGTGAATTTTTTGGTCATGTGAAACCGCACACGCTGACTAAAACTTTCTACACCTACCGCAAGAGTGCTACACCCGCTGCGCTTGAGCGTGATAAAATCTTGCTCATCCTGGCTGCTTTTTTTGCGCACAATGGCCTGGCCACTCCAGGTAAAATTATGGTGCTGTCGCATCAACGATAATTCAGAAATAAAATCTCTAAAGGTTTTTAAACTACCATTGATTAAACTGTCATTGAACCAAAAATGGTTGGCTTGATATTTTTCCAGTAATTTTATAATTTCATTGGCCAAAGCATGACCATTTTTGAATTTATAACTTCCCCATATTTTTTTAATATCGCAGAATGTGCAATTTTTTACACAACCTCGACTGCCCTCAACTGCAATTAATTTTATTCCATTGTTTAATTGTTGATAATAGTCCAAATTGTAATGATCATAATTGGGGATTGGAACTTTTTCAAAATCTTCAAGAAAATTATATTGCCTGGAATTGACACCGGGATCTGGTATTCCTTGTAATAGAGATTCAAATGATTCTTCGCCTTCGCCCAATATCCAATAATCAGTCAGGCCGGCATTGTAAAGATATTCATAAAATGGTTGTGTGTTACTGCTGTGATTTACACACCAACTGAGATTGTTTAATCCAGCACCGCCCACCACAACTTGAGCAGCAAATTCATGGCGATGATTGTCTAAAAAAAATTTGGTGAAATTAACACTGTGGTGACTAAAAACGCTAATGGCAATCAAATCATAATGTTGACATTTATCTTTGAGATCACAAAAATAATTGTCAATCCATTGTTGTGCTGATGTTGTGAGTTCTTTGGTGAAATTTATGGGGAATTCATTCAACAACTCTTGTTGCAATTCTTTTGGTAGATTTATGTAAAACTCTGCATTGACGTCAATAAAATCACAGTCAACATTGTTACGTCGACAAATAGCAGTTAGCAGTGCCGGGGCCAATGGTGGCGCATCGGGGGTGATTTTTGGGAAATTCAGAATCAACGCACGTTTAATCATGCCATGCTATTATTACACAGTTCCACAATGGTTGCGCTCAGGTTAATTTCATGATCGGCCACAAGACTGGCGTTGGCTGCGCTGTTACGGATGATTATGATGGCTTGGTCTTGGCGTTCGGGTGTGGTGCCCCACAAGTCCAAGTTGTCGTACATCCAGCGGAACAATGCTTCCATGTCCTCACTGCGCACATTTTGACACAGCAAGGTACGGGCTTCACGGGTCTTGCCACGCTTGAACATGTCCACTGCACTCAGCAAATAGTCTGATGTTGCGCCACCTTCGTCGCCGTGTGGTGCCGATAGTCTGCCTTCCACAGTGTTCATCTGACAGAGATTGATACACTTGCGCAGGTCTGGATAAGTGGCTTTGACATAACTGTCTAGCGTGTCCAAATCAAACTCCACACTTTCTGTCACAAGAATGGTGGCCATTCTGGCAGTGAATTCTGTCACATCCACTTTCTCAATGTGGAATCCTTGACATCTGCTGTGCAGGGCCGGAATAACACGATTGGGATAGTTACAAGTGAGGATAAAACGTGCAGTGCTGGAATAGGTTTCCATTACCCCACGCAAGGCTGCTTGGCCATTGGGTGTGATGTAGTCTGCTTCGTCCAACAACACAATCTTGAAATCGCCAAATGGCATGGTCTGCACAAAGCCTGTGATCTTGGCACGAATAGTGTCAATGTTGTTTTCTCTTGACGCATTGATTTCCATCACATCAAATGGATCAATGCCCAGTTCATGGATCAGGATCCGGGCCAGGGTAGTCTTGCCCACACCTGGTGATCCAGAGAACAACAAGTGCGGAATAGCACCTGATCGAACCCAACCTTCTACTTGTTCTCGTTGTGCTTGATCACGAAAAACATAGTCCACCAGTTTATTGGGCCGGTATTTTTCTGTCCATAACTCTTTCATGTTTTACCTTGTGCCTTTAAAATTTTCCACATCTGCTGTTGTTCTTGTTCCAGCAACCACTCATCTTCACCTGAGAATTTACTGATTTTTGCCAGCATCTCTTCCACAGCAAATTTTACACGATACAAGTCTTGTTTGCAAGGCCAGTTGTTCCAACCTGTGACATATGGATCAGTTGCCCCAGAATACATCTTTTGGCATTCACCAATAACTTTATTAGTATCCCAATTTGTAATCATCGTTCTTTCTTTTCCACGTGAATGGCATCTGAGAATGTGAGATCATTGGGTCGTTCATCTGCTGAGATCAAGATGTCTTTGGGATCAATTTTTCGAATGGTACGCTTGACGTCACCATCTTCAATGTCTACACCACGTGTCCAACGTCCGTGTGCCACGCAAATCCACTCGCCTACTCGCACATCCTGCTGTTCTGGACCAACAGCATACACTCGCCCCCAGCGTGGTCTAATGCCTGAACTCTTGCCGTTGTCATTGGGCAGGATAAGACCAGTTTGCGTTATGCGCTGGTCAAATTCCATGTCTTCTACAATTACTGAATCACCTAATGCGTGAAATTGTTCACGAGTGATTTTGTGTGCTGAATATGCTGCCTTCATTAATCTAAATCCCATTTGTGTGAAGTTGTTTTGGCTTGAATTTGTTTTTGATATTGGTCATGCACTTGCTGTGGACGACTGTGTACAGGTACATTTTTGTCATCTACTGCATCGCCTCGGGCATTGACCTTCATGTTGCCTACCGCACGTTCTTTTTCGTTTTTCAAACGTAGTGCGCCCATGTCCACAGGTTTACCTCTGGCACTTTTATAAATCTCTTTGGTCATGTCTTTCTCCTAAAATCATATTTAACGCAAGAACTCCGTGGGATCTAAATCATAGAACATTGAGTCAATTCTATGCACACCCAAGAGATACAACACGTAACTGGCCACACTTGATCCACGGCCTACACCCCAAATCATGCGGTTGGCTCGCAATGTGTCCACAAGATATTTGAGATATCTCAACAAGTCAAACAAGTTGCGTTCTTGAAACAACAACAGTTCTTGACCACAGCGTTGTAATTTTGCATCAGAGTCACACAGACTCAAAATGTATTCAGCAATGTCCATGTATTTGTACTCGTCGGGCATGTGCCAGGAGTTCTGGTTTACAGCATCAAACTCTTCCACAGTCATGTCTGCATCTGTGAATAAGCATTCAATCAGGTTAGGAACTTGTTCCAAGTATGCTGACGCTGTTTCTAAGTTCACACCTGGCTCAACCAACATGCCCGTCAGACGGTCCACAGTGACTCCACGCATGACCATGTTCACAAGATCGTCTTCGTTGTATATGATTTGTCCGTATTGGTCAGTCTTCATTTTTTGAAAAGTTGGCAAACACCACGGTGTTGGCAGTGGGTTCAGTTTCTTGTTCGGGCCAGGTCAGTCCATATTCCACCCAGGCATTGGGCACAACCTTGAGCACATTGTCTGCCAGTGCATCTGCTTCTATGGTGTTGTGTTGCACAGTAGGCGCATGCCACCAACCTTCACTACGGAATGGTCCCGGGCTATCTTCTTCAGCATCATGCTGATACCAAACTGAGTCGCCCAGCACACTGCTCAAATCTAATCTTGTAACTGTCATGCGCCCTTCCATGATGGCATTGAGCTTGTAGTATAACATCATGCCAATGATTTGGTCAACTGGTTCTTCGGGCAAGGTGGTTACATTGATGCCCATGATGTGCATCATTTCAGCACGTTCTCGTGCGTCTTGATTCACAAACACCGTATTGGCCAATTCTCCATGCATGAATATTTTCAACCGATCCATGGCGATGTTGGTGTTCACCGCATCCATGGTCTTGGTCAGTAGGCTCATGCTCACTGAGTAACTGTTCATTTGCAAACGGTCATCGTAGTAGATTCCGGCCAGGAAGTCTAGGTCGTATTGTAGTCTAACGTTCATTGGATGTTGATCTTGTCGTCAAAGTTGTTGTCGCCTTGAGCCTTTTTGTAACTCTCTTGCAACCGGGTTTGATACATGTTTTGATAGTTTTCCATGGCCATGCGTATTTGATTACACAAATGACCATTTCCTGTACGAGCAGCAATGCCCAGTTTTTTGCTCAGTTCGTTGATTCGGGCGCTGAGTTGTTCCAGCGTTTGTTCTTCAAGTGAGCCTATCAGCGGATGTTCCATTGTTTATTATACGGCAATACGCTGACAGAAGTCAAGGTGTTTGGATTACCAGTTGCCCACATAAGTCACAGCATTGGTTCCGATGGGTGTTAATCGGATAAAACTGTTGGTGAGAATTGTGGGTGCTCCACCAGGTGCAGAACTGTATTGAATCTGCGGAGTGAATGTGGTACTGGCATTGGTTCTCACAATACCACGTATGACCACGGTGATGTTTTCTGTGCTTGATGAACTGGCACCTGTGACTGCCACTGCTGTGGCTGCGGTGCCATATATTCTACTCACAGCACCCAGGGTGTTACCGGTGGTGCTGGTGGTGTCAGCAGTGTAAGTGATGCCGGTCAGGGCTGAACTCACAGCAAACAATGTGCTCAAGGTGTGACTGTTTGTGCCAACTGCTCTTGTGATATAGTACACCGCTTCCATGAAATACGCAGTACTCGCTGGCAATGTGATAGCGCCTGCTGAGCCTGTGCCCAAGTTGAAAACTTTTTGTGCCGCGCTTGAATCACTGCCAATGTAATCAACTGCCAACGCCATAAAGTGTGTGGTATTTAATATACCACGATTGCTGGCATTGGGAGTACCGTAAAAAGTAACGCCGTCGTATTCGAGTGCACCAGCACCGGCAGTGGTCATGTTGGTACCGCTAGTAAATGACAGCGCAGGAACAGTAGCAGTACCCGCAGTTGGACGTACAAAACCGTTGACATTACCACCTGTGACATTGCCAGTGGCTGAGACCAAGCCCACAGTACGCAAATTGCCGCCTTGAATGTTGCCAGTGATTGATGCCAGGCCTGCTGAGTTGATATTGCCACCTGTGACATTGCCTGTGGCAGTGACCAGCCCTGCTGTGTTGACATTACCACCTATGACGTTGCCCACAGCACTGACAAAACTGCTGGCAGTCAAACTACCCACAGTCACAGCACCGGTACCCAAAGAAGTCAACCCTCGATTCAGGTCAAATACAGTGATTGTGCTGCCGCCATCGTAGCTGCCAAACCCAAACTCAAACACACCAGTGGTACCAAATGTGATGGTGTTTATGACACCTGCTGTGCCTGGACTGATACCTTGTATGCCTGTGAGTCCTAGACTGACTGATGAAGGCAAGGTCAATGTGAACGCCACGTTGGTCACTGTAAACTGCAATTTCATATATCCATATGTGCCCGAAGGTGGGAAGTTGGAGAACGCCAAGGTCACACTGCCTGCCGAAGCGGTGGTATAACTTTGATAATGTGCTGATGCATAATTCAGTGTCAACGTGCCCGAAATTGGTGAGGGTGCAATTTTTACCGCAGCAAAGTCTTGAATAAGTGCAGCATACAACAATGCATCACCCATGTTGTTGTCAAGTGTGGTTCCTGTTAGGGCTGCTTTGAAAATGCCCTTGGCTTGCAAGTCATTGATTTCGTCGGCAGCATACTGAAAGTTAACTTTGGTCTGTGTGAAATTGTCACGAAAACCTTGTGAGTTATTGTCTTGCCCGGCAATGGGGTATGTGCCGTCGATGTTGTTTGGGTTAATATTACTTGACATTGGTTATCCTTGTTATACCAAAATATTCTGTTTGGGAAATACCAGATATTTATCCAGCGCATCGCTGGTATTGTACATATCCACAGGTTCAATAAACTGCATGCTGGCTTCGTCGAATGTGGTTTCGTTGCCGATCACAGTGATCACAGTAATCAATGACTGCCAGTTGATCAACGTTAGTCCTGGTCCAGGAGCAGTGGGTCTATACAATTGTGCTGTGTTGTAAGTTGCACCTTGTGTGACTTGCAAATAATCGTTGGGCGCAACTTGCTGCAGTGGGTTCAGCTGCACAATCGCTGGTTCTGTTGCAGTGGCAGGTTGTATGGAAATTTCATAGATGTCCATACGGTAGTTGCCCCAACTAGCAGTCATGTCTCCTGTGGCAGTGGTCAATTGTTCAGGAGGATTGTCAACAGCAGTCATTGTAGACAGGGCCACAGTTTGACTGTTGCTCACAGTGTATGTTCCTGTTCCACCTACTGCAGAAAGAAATGCAGTGATTGTGGTATTTGCACTTATTCCAGTGCCTATAATGGTCATACCCACTGCTAGTGTACCCGTGAGTGCTGCACTTACAGTGAGTGTGGTGCCGGATATGGTGCCTCTAAAAGTTGCAGAAATTTCTGCAATACGAAACTGAGTGGCATTGGGTTTGTCATATACACAATAAATCTGATTGTTATTGGTAAAATTAACCACGCCACCGAATGTTGTGCCAGTGAACCAAATAATATCGCCCACGGTCATGTCTGTGGTATCCGAGCATGTGATTCGATCTGTTGCAGCCGTGGTAGCAGAACATTGTACTTGATACCCGCCAGGAATGGTGTAAGCACTGTCAAAACTGCCCACAGTATCATTTATCAACACAGGGTCAAATGGTGTTTCATCATACAAAGAAGTATACTGCTGCCAGGCATTGTCTGTGCTAGTATAGTTGGAATAATCTTCTTGTTTGACAAAAATAATTCTTGTGCCGTCTCTAATCACAACTTTGGTGCCAAAAGGCGCAACACCGCCGTCATCAATCCAGGTCAGACCATCAATACCGCCCAGGGCATTGATCTCTTGTAATGTTCGGTAATTGATGTCATCATACGCCAAATTAGTTGCACATTCTACCAGACCAATATTGACATAACCAGTGGTGTTGTAATAGTCGAATGTGGTGAGACTGCCCTTGGGAGTCCATTGTTGTGTTTCGGCGTCCCAATTTTTGCTTAGGGTGCGATCCAGCACATATCTGTCAACTTTGAAGTCCACTGAGTTCAACTGTTGAGCAAAGTATTCAGCAATATAGTAGGCAATCTGTTTGGATCTTCCAGGATTGGCATAGCATATTACCCAGGCAGGAGTAAATCCTAATACTCGCCCATTGGTTTGTTTTGAAGTCATCCACAATGGTAATTTGGTTGATATCTGTCCCACAACATCTATAACTTGGTCTCGCATGTTGACCAAACTGTTGGGATATACTTGTGTGATTTCTGTGCTACCATCGCTGGGGTCTGTGATAGCATAAGGTAAGTTTACAATTTTACTTACACTTTCGCCGGCAGTGTTTACCAAGTTGTCAACAATTTTGCTGTACACAACTTCATAGATTACATTGCCATTGGCGTCTAGTGCCTGTGCAGTTTCAATAGATCCTAATATGAGATTTTTCCAATAGTGATTGAGATACAAACTGCTGACATAAGTGTCTATGGTATCAGGAGCAAGGCCATAGGCATGTTCGTATTTCACTGCGGTACTCACCCCAAAGTTGGCATCATCGGGGCGATAAATGTATTCAGGAACAAAAATTTCTTGGTTGTCCAACAATTGATCAATCAACACTCGATCGTTGGCCGGGGGCAAGGCCACAACATACAAGTTTTGATATGGATAATTGTAGGCTCTAAATATTCTGATGGTAAAAGTCTTGAACACCGAAATAGCATCTCTAGTTTGATAGGGTTGTATAACGGGTGTTAACACAGCACCTGACCCACCAAATCCTTGAGTAATGGTTAGTGTAGGAGCACTGTAATATCCAGCACCTTGGTTGGTCACATTCACTGATGTGATTGCACCACCAGTAACCACTGCCACTGCGGTGGCTGTTTCTGCGGTGGCTCCTATCGGCGATGAAAACAACAATGTAGGTAAATTTATACCACTGTATCCAGATCCGCCGTTGGTCACTGTGACACTGGCCACATTGTATACATCTTGACTGGGATCTTCTGCGTAAGCATTGACAGTAAAAGTAAACGAACTATCAAATGTGGTTTCGCTGACCCCGGTTATGTTGCTTTGAGTTTTATCAAAGGTAGTAAACCCTAGATCAACTGAGAAAGTGTTGAATGTGGCACGGCCGGCAATTTCGCCCGACGGCAGCAATGTCAACCCTTGTGGCAATTCGTTGAAAGCACCACTCTTTAATCTATAGCTCAGCGTTTTACCGCCACGATTTACTGCTTCAACTTTGAGCAAACTGGTTGCACCATTTTCCAATATGCCAAGGTCTGCATCAGTAATCCAAGTACATTCACTGTCAGTGATACCCACAATGGTCAAGGTAAATGGATACAGTTGACTGACCACTGTGGGGGTGTCAGTTTGACTGACTTGTATGTTGAAACTGTATGTGACTTCTAACAAGCCTTGATCAGGAATGTATCCGTAGTACCACCCAGTGGTAGGGTCCAGTGTGAGGCCGGGTGGTAGCCCTGCACCTTCATTGACGGAAATAGAGTATGTGAGATCCGCAGTGTCGTAATCATTGGCGCGGAATTGATATGCAAAATAGTTGTCAGAACGTACTCGCCCAAGATCACTGGGTTCGGCATTGACCAAGAATGGGGCACGCTCTAGATTCTCATCGGCTGTGACAAATGTGTTGTCGCCTGTGATAATTGTGGTGTCGGCTGTGAGATCATTTCTATTGTAGACATAAATTGTAAATGTTCTTAGACTGCTGCTTTTTCCATCAGTCACTTCCAAAGTAAATTGATAGTTTTTGCTGATAGCAGCAACCACAAAGTCATAAGGCACAGTGTCAATTTGTGTTTCGTCATAGCCTGGTATTTGTGTGACACTGGCAGCAGGTTCAATGTATCCATACAGTCTTCCCGACGTGCTCAGAGTCAATCCTCCAGGCAGCTCTCCACTGACTTTTCTTACAACGATAGTTTCATCAGGATCTTGATTGGTGTATTCGAATGTCAGGTCCACCAGGTCGCCATCATAGTACACTCCTATCCATCCGGTAATTGTAGTACCCAAATTGTTTTGACTGATGTTTACTGTGTATTTTCCTGTGCCGCCGGCCGCAGTACCTGTGCTAACAATGGTGGTGCCTGGCACAATGTTGGTACCACGTATGACCATGCCGTTTTGTATGGTGCCTGATGTTATTGCGCCAACTGTTAGTTCTGTGCCAGAAATAGCACCAGTGAATGTAGCGGTATTATTGGTGGCGAACGATCCATATGGTGTGATAAATTCAGGCACATCATTGCCACTCACTGTGAGTGAGAATGTACGGTCTGCAATACGAAGGATTTGACCAGTGGCTTCATTTTCGGTGTAGGCACGCAAGGTAAATTTGTTGGTTTCGTTGCGATTGACCGGTTGTGGCACGCCTTGCAAACTGGCCAAGGCCTGTGGTACTCCTGCAATCAGGCCAGTGATACTGCATTGAATGCCAGCAGGCAAGGTGCCTGCAATGACTCTGTAATAAAGATCTGTGCCCGGTTCAGGATCAGGATCGTAGGCCCGCATGCTGGTCTGATAGAATATGCCTTCGGGTATAGTTCCCAAACTACCAGCGGGTGTGATCCATATAGGTTGTGCCATAATGTATTAACAACTTCTCCAGGCACCGCCGCTGTAGATTCTAAGCGAGGGGATAACAGTGTTGTAGTAAAATCTTCCTTCAGCTGTACTGACTGGGTCAGAGGTTCCAGTGGGTATGACCAAACTAGTCAATGAAGGCAAGCTAGTGATGTTGGATTGTGTGCCCGAGGTCACTGTGCCGGCTGTGGTTGCATTGGTTGCATTGGTTGCATTGGTTGCATTGGTTGCATTGGTTGCATTGGTTGCGCTGGCCACAGTACCAGTGACATTGCCCCCCGGAATCGATGTTAAGCCTGCACCTGATCCAATAAATTGAGACGCTGTGACATTTCCAGTTACTGACACCGCAGTACCTTCCAATGTCCCAACCACAATGGTACCATAACTGTTAACTGTTACTACTTCATTGGTGATAGTGGTTTGCAATGCTGCAATCAATTTATTGCTACTGGCCTGGAATCCAATAAACGCACTACGTTCTGCGGTGTTCCAGTACCACAGTTGTTCACCACGATCTTTGGCGTCACTGCTGGTCAATGCTGCATTGTTGGCACCACGACCTATGCTGATGATGGGATCTTGTATGGCCAAATTGGTAACATTGGTGTATTCTGTGGTACCGCTCACGGTCAAGTTACCAGCAATAATGGTGCTGCCGCCCACACTGAGTGTGCCTGCTGTGCTGATGTTGCCGCCAGTGACAGTACCTGCGGCTGTGAGTGCATTGGTACTCTTGTTGAATGTCAAGTTGGCTGTGGCATTGGCTGTGCCAGAATCATTGAACACCACTTGTGTGTTGGCACCAGGTGCTGACAAGTTGCCTGAAATATTACCAACCACATTGCCGATAAAGTTTGGTGCAGTCACATTGCCATTAGCAGTGATTGTGCCATAGGTCAAAATATTGCCTGCTTCTACACGACCTGCCACGTTGGCCAGTCCTGAGGTAATCAAATTACCGCCAGTAACGTTGCCACTTAAACTTGCTGTGCTGCCGGTATGGGTTGTGGCATTGACGTTGGCGCCACCTAGAACGTTACCACCAGTGATGTTGCCAGTGGCACTGACTTGACCACCAGTGCGAATATTACCACCAGTGATGTTGCCAGTGGCAGTAATAACCCCTAATGAATTAATTTGTGTGGCTATTTCAATGTTGCCGCCGGTAATGTTGGCTGCTGTGGCAATGTTTCCAAAAGCAGAAACAATGGCACCTGACGTGACATTTCCTGTGGCGCTGACTATGCCACCTGTGTTGACGTTGCCACCTGTGACGTTGCCAGTTGCAACAATGGTTGTGCCAGCAGTGATACTGTTGCTACTAATTGAACCATTGCCGCCTAGAGCATTGCTGACATTCAAATAATTTAAAGTACCCAGTTGTTGTAAACTACTGACAGTAACGTTACTGCTCAAAGTAGAGAAAGTCAACAATGCTGCATTGGAACTTACGGCAATACCCGAAAGTTGTGATCCATTGCCGATGAAATATTGAGTGCCAATGTTGACATTGCCAGCACCGCTGATAATGCCACCAACACTGAGTGCTCCACTGGTTATAATATTACCCCCAGTGACATTTCCTGATGCATTGACATTGCTGCCTGCATTGATGTTTGTGCCTGCAACATCGCCTGATGCAGCCACAGCACCTGTGGTGACCAAATTGCCACCACGTACATTGCCTGTGACACTCAACGTGCCCAGTGTGCCCACTGTGGTCAAACTGCTGGTTAATACGTTGGAACTCAGTGTGTTTCCTGTAAGCAATGCTGCGGCCGCAACAGATACCACGCCAGTTAGTTGTGATCCGTTGCCAATAAAAAATTGTCCTGCTGTGACGTTGCCTACGGCTGAAATTGCGCTGTTGCCAATCAATGTTCCTGTTACTGTGGCACCTGTGGTGGTCACAGTGATCACATTGGCAGTGCCTTGTGGGCTCATCAAGATAGCACCACTATTTAATATGTTGATATTACTAGTGCCATTTGATATACCACTCACACCACCTGCCGCAAACAACTGACTGAAGTTGTTGTTGGTTTTGGTAAATGCAGTGCGTAAAGGATCCCCAGCGCCGTCGTTAGCAGTTGCCCCAATATTGATAATTTCTTGTGCCATGTTTGTGTTCCAGTATGGTATTTACCAAAACTTTGTGTGTCGCTAAATACTAGCAATCGGAGCGGTCAATGTCATACATCATCAATAACAGTCGTGGACAAATTGTAGCAGTTGTGGGGGACGGCACAGTCAACACCACTGCTACAGATCTTGCCTTGGTAGGTCGTGCTGTCACAAACTACGGGGACTATCAAAACGAAAACTACGTATATTTGTTGGAAAACTTTGCCAACAGCACAGCACCCACACAACCAATTTTGGGACAACTCTGGTACGATTCCAGCACAGACTTGATCAGTTCCTACAGCACAGCAAATGTCTGGGTAGCATTGGCCTCACAAGATTATGTGCAATTGCAAAAAGTTAGTCCTGCGTTTACTGGTGTTCCCACTGCCCCCACCGCCGCAGTTGCTACCAACAGCGTACAACTTGCTACCACAGCATTTGTGCAAAACAACAAAGTTTCGCCTGCGTTTTCGGGTGTTCCTACAGCACCCACAGCGGCTGCATTGACCAATACCACACAAATTGCTACCACAGCATTTGTGCAAGGCGAAAAAATTTCGCCAGCATTTTTAGGCACCCCCACTGCACCCACAGCAGTGGCCGGGACTAACACTGTACAAATTGCAACCACAGCATTTGTAACCAACAGTCCTGCATTTGATGGCATACCCACTGCTGCCACTGCTGCCACTGCAACCAACACTACACAAATTGCCACAACTGCATTTGTGCAAAACAACAAAGTTTCTCCAGCATTTAGTGGCATACCCACTACTCCTACTGCTGCCAATGGTACCAGCACCACACAGATTGCCAGTACAGAATTTGTAATCAACAACATCAACACCCTGGGTACCATGGCTTTTCAAGACGCCACAGTGGTGGCCATCACAGGCGGATCAATCACAGGCATTGCTGATCTAGCAGTGGCTGACGGCGGCACAGGTGCCAGTACTGCTTCACAGGCCAGAATCAATCTTGGCATGGGTGATATGGCCATACAGAATTCCAGTGCAGTTGCCATCACCGGCGGCAGCATTGTTGGCATCACAGATTTGGCCATAGCCGACGGCGGAACAGGTGCCAGCGACGCTGCTGGTGCAAGAAACAATCTTGGTTTAGCGTCGGGTGCCACTACAACCGTAGGAACCATGAGTGTGCAGAATGCCAACTCAGTGGCAATCACTGGTGGTGCTATTTCTGGCATTACTCCATTGGCTGTGGCAGATGGTGGTACAGGTGCTGCAACCGCTGCTGTGGCTAGAACCAATCTCTTTGTTCCGCCCAACTCCAGAACCATCACTGGCGCAGGCGGCTTGACCGGCGGCGGCGATCTTAGCTCAGACCGAACCATTACTATTGCTACCACTTCCAATGGATACGGCACACGCTACATTGGTAACACAGGCCCTAACATTGCTGGTGTCACTGGAGACATTTGGTATCAAATTATATAATCAATGACAACATTAATTAGACCTTTAGCAATGACCAACGCTCGGCAAACGTTGACGTTGCCTGCCGCTGGATACTCACAAACTGTGCAGGCTTATCTCTGGGGTGCTGGTGGTGGCGCAGGAGGTAGTGATGGAACCAGACAAGGTGGCGCAGGCTCAGGCGGCGGATATGTGTCAGCAGCATTTACTGTGAATCCTGGAGATGTGGTTGAGATTGCAGTGGGTGCCGCCGGCAGCAGTGGAGTCAACAGTAGTGTGGCCAATGCTTATGAGACTCCCATTTTCAGCACACGTACCGCTGTGCCCATTGGGAGAACTACTCCATTGCCTCGAGCTAGTGCAACAAATGTTGCTAAATGGTCAAAATTTTTGAATGACACCGGCGTATGGAACACTGGCACAGCACTGGATGGCAGCACCACAAGCCAGGCCAACACCTTAAATTTTGATCAATCGTATACTGTATTTTTTGAACTTTCCATCACTTATGTGTTTAACTTGGCAGCCTACTACGAAGCCACAGTGTATCTCGATGGCGAAGTGCTGTTTGAATCTGGCCTAAACAGTTGGACAACTCAAGAGACCGGCGGCTCAAGACTGGTAGTTCCCATAACTCCTGGCGAGCATACCATACGCATTCGAGCCAATGCCAATGCTGGAGCAAGTTATGGCGTGTTTGGAGTGGGTCTTACCATAGCCACTGCAGGAAATGCAGGCTTTGGTGGATTTGGACTGGTGAGAAATATATTTGATACTAGGAATACCGTAGCCAGTCCACCACTGTTTGTGTCAACTCCTATAACAAACAGCACCAACATTTATAGCAATCTCATGTTTGATTTTGGTATGTGGGAACAAGATGTCAAAGCCGCGTCTTGCTCACGCACATACAACAATGTTTATTTTCCTTATACCGGAGTTTATCAAATTGAAATGAGTGCAGCCAACACAGCCACACTGACCATTGACGGAACACCTGTGTATACCACACCTGGCAGTGATTCATACAGCACTTCATTCACCACAGATGTCACAGTAAGTCAAGGATATCACACAATCTCGTTCTCTGCTTCGTTCAGTCAAACAGCGTTGCCAAGCGCAGGTGTAGCCATTATTATCAGCAAAAGTTGGTCAGGCGCCACTGGCGGTTTGGCGGGACCTGTGGGTGCTTCAGGCGGTGGAGGTGGATCTGGTGCGTGTACTACTTTGGTGTTGAATCCAAGAACCCCAAATGAAACATTGATAGCAGTTGCAGTAGGTGGTGCTGGTGGCGGTGGTGCTGGTGGCAGCAATGGTGGAATAGGCGAAGCCACAGCACCCGGACCACGTGGTCTCACCGCTGCTGGAATCAGTTCGCCGCAAACTGGACAAAATCAAGGTGATCTGTACCAAGACGGTGCAGGTGGTGGTGCAGGTGGTCCTGGAGGACCCGGTGGTGCTGGAAAGAATGGTTTCAGCAGTGTGGGCGATGCCTACGGTCAGGCCGGCAGCGTGGGATTGAGTTATTTAAATCCCATAGCCACAGGCACAGTGGCAAATCCTACCAACGTTTCTGTGGCATTTACTGGACCCTATTACGATCTTCTGCCTGGAGTAGGAACTGGCGGTGCCCCAGGCTCACTACAGGGCAACAACGGTGGTGCTGTTTTTATATTCAACAGTTTTGGTCCTAGGGTGCGGACCGCCGGGGGCTGGCAAGAAGTCAAAACAATTTTTGTCAATGTCAACGGTGAATGGAAGCAAATTGACGGTATGTATGTGAATGAGGCTGGTGTATGGGAACCAGTGGTTGGAACTTTTGTGCCAACATTTGAGTCACAAGCAGATGATTGGGCTAGGGTGTCAAGAGTACCTGATCGACGAGCACTGCCTCCACCGCCAAAACCCATAGTATACGATACATTTCGTAGTTGTTGCTGTTTTGTGGCTGGCACACTGATCACCATGGCTGATGGATCAACAAAAAACATTGAAGATGTTGCATTAGGAGAAACAATTCTTGGTAAAGACAATGTTTGCAACACAGTGCTGGAGTTCTTGAGACCCACGCTAGGCGAAACTGGCGCCACATTGATGGCGTTCAACGGTGGCAAACCTTTTATGGCCAGTGATCACCCGGTATATATTAGAGGCCAAGGCTGGAAGTCATTTGATCCCGAAATGACTTACAGCAAATATTCAATGACCGTGGGTCAATACCAAGTGGGAGACATTGTTGAAACCCAGGATGGTGTGGGATTTGAAATACACAGTATTGAAGAATACAGCGACCAAGATCCTGATCAAACAATCTACAACTTTGTACTTGACGGCAATCACACTTATATTGCCGACAATCTTGTGGTCCACAACAAAGGTGGCGCAGGCGGTTGTGGCGGTTCTGCTGGAGGTGGTGGTGGTGGCGGCTGCTGTTGTTGTTTTGTGGCCGGCACAATGATCACCATGGCAGATGGATCATACAAGTGTATTGAAGATGTTGCGCTTGGTGACGTTGTGTTGGGCAAAGATGGCACACACAATACTGTACTGGAATTCCTGAGACCTACCCTGGGCGAAACTGGCGCCACACTGATGGCATTCAACAGCGGTGTGCCATTCATGGCTAGTGATCATCCTGTTTGGATCAGAAATGAAGGTTGGAAATCTTATGATCCTGCAATGACCTATGACAAGTATGGAATAGTTGTAAGCCAGTACAAAGTGGGAGATGTAATTGAAACTGAAGATCAAACAGGATTTGCGATTGACTCAATTGAAGAATACACCAATCAAGACTTGACTCAAACCATTTACAATATAAAAGTAACCGGAAACAACACTTACGTTGCCAACAAACTAGTGGTGCACAACAAGTCGGATGCAAGACTAAAACGCAATATTGAATTGATTGACACACGCAGTGATGGATTAAAGATCTACACCTTTAAATATGTCTGGAGTGATGTTACCTGGGTTGGCGTTATGGCTCAAGATTTGTTGGAACAACCACAGTTCGCACATGCAGTTCGAATGGATAAAGATGGGTTTTACTCTGTGGACTACAGCAAGATCAACTTTGAAATGACCAGAGCAGATACGTACTGTGTAGAAAGTTAAATAGAGAAACTGCTACCACATCCGCAAGTGCTTACTGCTTGCGGATTGTTGATCACAAAGCTGGCGCCCATGGCATCCTCCTTGTAATCAATTGCTGAACCTTGCAAGTATTGCATGCTCATGGCATCTATCACAATCTTGACTGAGTCGTACACAAAGTCAAAGTCATCTTCGTTTTTGGCTTCATCAAAGGTGAATCCATAACTGAATCCTGAGCATCCTCCGCCTTGCACAAACACACGTAGCATGAGATTGGGGTTGCCTTCTTCGGCCACAAGTTCTTTTAGTTTGTCAATGGCCGCTGGTTGTAGATTCATTTTGTTTCTTCCTTTTGGGGTGGTCGAGGTGTTTGATATGCGGCTTCTCGTTGCTTGGCAATGACCATTCGCATGCATTGTGTTCGGTATTCGTAACTATTGATCTTGTCGCAAAATGAGGCACTGCCTGCATAACTGGCTAGACAGTAGTTTTTCTTGTCCGGGGTAGGCTCTCTTACACATTTGTTCATGTCCGCATGTGCCACAACGGGCATGAGTACCCACAACAATCTCCACATGCCGACTCCTTACAGACGTTCGTTACAGACGTCCCAATCTATTATTTTCCAGATGTTGTCTAGATAACGTTCTTTGTCCCACTGATAGTCTGTGGCCCAAACATGTTCCCACCAGTCAACCAGCACACAGATATCTGTGCGCACAGCATGGTTGGCAATGGTCTTGATGTCACCGCTAGTGCTCAAATACACCCAACCTGAGCCCTGTATCTTCATGGCAACGTCTTTGAAGGCTTCTTTGAAATCTTCGTAGGTCTTGAACTTTTCTTCAATCAAGGCCAACACAGCACCACGGGGTCTGTTGGCACCTTTAACAGGGTGCAGTTGTGGAAAGAATTTATTGTGTAAAAAACTGCCAGCGCGATTGAAATCCGCGTTGCCTTCTCCAGCGTTGTAACGCTTGGCATAGCCCTTGGCCAAATGTTCGTAGTGATAGTTGATGCTGTCCTCACTCAGTACAGGTGCCAGATCCTTGACACCGTAAGGCAACGGAGTGGTTTCCAACTTGGCCGGTCTTGTGCTGGCTTCTACTAGATTGATGTGATTTCTCAGTTCCATACTGATATTTATCTGCGTCGAGTAATACGACCACGTGTCAAATCGTAGGGCGAAAACTCCATTGCAACTCTGTCGCCCAGCAACACCTTGATGTTGTGTGTGCGCATCTTGCCCGACAAGTAGCCAATTACTTCTGTGTTGACATCATCCAGTAATACTCTAAACATGGTGTTGGGTAAAATTTCTTGAACCCGACCTTCCATGCTGATTGTTTCTTCTTTGGCCATTATTGAATCCAGTTGCCGACAGTTTGCATGTGAGTAAAATCAGTAGAGTTGTCAAAGAACAGTGCTTTTTTATTTTTTGTTTGATAGCATGTATTTTGTTCGGCGGCCCAGGGCAATAACAATGCCAAGTTGATTGGCTCGCAGACATCATATAACCAGAGATGCAATGAAGATTTTTCCCAGTCCACCGGCACATGATTTTTTCTAAATGCATTTAACGTTTGCCCGAGACTCCACTGCCATTGCGTTGGATCTTCGAGTGTGACATTGTAATTAAAAATTTTATTTGGCTGAATCAACTGTGCCACTTCAGGTGTGCATCTAATGTTTAACTCTATTTTGTTATTTTTCATGTGCTTTGACCAAAAGTTTATCACTCTTGACCCTAGCAGTGTGTGAGGCAGTGCCTGATCTTTTTGATCGTAAATTGTATATTTTAGCACACTGCGATCAAATGTAAGGTAATTTGAATCTTCATTTATACTGTCAGTCATGCCAATTTCGTAGTCTACACCTTTGAGATTGTACACTGTTTCAAAGTGCTGTGTGCTGTTTAGACATTTGACATTTTCCAGGTGCTGCCATGACTGTGTTTTGGGCACAAATATCACAGTTTTAAATTCATGTTTGTCACGGCCATTGATTATGGCAGCGATCATTCTGGTGATTCCAGCGGTGATTTTTGGGTCTGTTGCATCTACAGGTAACACTGCAAACATGGGCATAACAAATTCATCATTCAATAAAATTGAACTCAAATGATATATAAACCCAAGTTGTTTTTGATTTTTAGTTACAATATATTTTAAAATTAGATTTATTACTTGTTGTTGACATTTTTTGTAAAATTCTTCATTTACAGAATCAGCGTACACCAACTGCCCAAGTTGATTACAATATTCTACCCAGCCATGATCAGGACTAGTAGCGGTAGTAATCAATGAATTGCCTTCAATTGAATCTACTATATATTTAATGTTGCGTTGTGTCATACGTTTAAGACTAATGTAGAATTACTTATTCAAAACTTGTAGTGGCTGTGACCTTTCGCAGCCGATCATAACGGAAACTTCGCCAAGCACCTGCGTCTAAATCAAACACTTTTTGGGTGTGGTTTTCTTCGGGCTTGGTGACTTCTTTGTTTTCACCCAAAAAACCATTTTGCCTTAGGCCATCCACAGGTGCTTCTTTGGCAGGCTTTTCAGCACGTGGTGGCTGGGGCGGGATCCGGTCACGATCCAAGGTGCATCGCATGTCACGTAAGGTGCCATCTGCTTTGACAAAGGTCACTGTGATTTCGCTCACTTCCAGCAGGCCGCGTACCCAATCTCTAAAAATGTGCCGGCCTGTTTCGTCTGACTCTTGATAGGCAGTGCCGGGCTGTGCTTTCAACAATCTAAACACTTCTTGCTGTTCCCAGCTCAATGGGTGTTCCATAAGTTCTCCTCTTGCAGTTAATAAACGTTTCTTCTTCACAGCCATCTTCCATCGCTGACTGCGGTGTGATCACTGTCACGCCAGACAAATTGTCCCACTCCAAAGTTCTGATTTGAGTTGTTGATCACATGACCCCGGCGTTGTAAATTTTCCCAATCAATGCCGGGCTCTACAGCAATTTCCAGCCCTTGATCGAATCGCCATCTTGGTGCGGCACATGCGGCCTGAACACTTTGTTTGTATTTTAGCACACGAACCAGGCATTGTACATGAGCTTGCGGTTGCATGTTGCCGCCCACCACACCAAAACTCATAATAGGTTGCCCGTTTTTAAAAACAAACGCAGGGATGATTGTGTGAAACGGACGTTGACTGGGCACAACATCGTTGACTCGGAATGCATGTCCTCGGTTCTGCAAACTGATGCCGTATGTGGGTTCTACACACCCGGATCCAAAACCGTAAGAGTTGCTTTGAATAAAACTGATCATTTGCCCGCTACTGTCTGCGGCAGTGACCATCACTGTGTCTGCAAGAACAGGATTACCTGCACCAAAATTTTGTGCATGATCAGGGTCAATCAAGGCCGCACGTTGTTGCAAATAAACAGGATCCAACAGTTGTTGCGCAGTGATTGAGGAAGGTTGAGCAATGTATTGATGCAGATCTGCAAAGGCCAGTTTGATAGCTTCTATCTGTAAGTGTGTACTGACAACATTGTCTTCGAGATCAAAGTTTTCCAACATGCCCAAGGTCATCAATGCCGCAATGCCTTGTCCACGTGGCGGCAGTTCATACACAGTGTGGCCTTGATAATTTTGTGAGATAGGCTGGACCCATTCAGGCCGGTAGTGCTTCAAGTCCTCTACACTCATTGCGCCGCCGTGCTGTTGAGAGAATTTGACCAATGCATCAGCAATCTCTCCTGTGTAGAATGCTTGCCCGTGTGTGCGAGCAATGACTTCAAGGCCACGTGCTATAGCAGGAAGTCGAAACGTTTCACCAGGTTGTGGCACTCGACCACGACGAGAAAATGTTTCAACAAATCCTGGTTGCTTGTAGTATTCTCGGATATCCCAACTGCGCCGAATCTCATGTCCATTTTGTGCAAGATCAATAGCAGGTTGCATCAAGTCAGCAAAGGGCAATTGACCAAATCTAGCACTTAACACAGACCAAGCAGCCACAGCACCTGGCACTGTGACACTGTCTATGCCGCGTTGTGGCACACGTTCGATTGGGCCATGCTTGTTGACAAAATACTCAGGTGTCCAGGCAGCAGGGGCAGGTCCACTGGCATCTAGACCGTGCAGTTGACTACCATCCCATACTTGTGCAAATGCATCCGACCCTAGTCCACATCCCCAGGGCTCTACCACAGTGAGCACAGCAGCCGCGGCAATGGCAGCATCCACAGCAGATCCACCTTGAGCAAATATCTGTTCACCGGCTCGAACAGCCAAGGGATGTGATGTGGCAATCACGTTGTTCATGCTGTGCCAAACCTCAGTGCAAACATCAAGGCAGGTTGTTCCTGCTCAAACGTCACACGATCATATTCATTGTGATTGTCGTACAGATTCCATTTAACATAAAATCTGCAGAATGTTTCGCCTTGATCATCATAGGCCTCACACCAGTTGTACATTTCTGTGGTGAAATCGCGCACTCGAACCTGATACGGGAAGTCAGGATTTTGTGTGCCGCCTTCGCTGTGGTACTTTTTCACGACCACCTCAACAAGAACCAAGTTCTATCTGCTTCATCACGGAACCAAAACTTGCTGTTGTTTTGATACCAACGTTCTCCAGTACCTGGTGCTAGATGGTTGGCCCAAATACTGCCAGTGCTGGGGCCAATGGCCCAAATACTGCCAGTGCTGGGGCCAAATGTCACCTGGCACCACTCAGCCATATCACGCCATGGCATCAATCCCATGGGTGGGGCCACGGTATAATACTGTGCGCCATACACTGTGCCATGTCCCAGTAGCATCATGATTGCTTCAATGCCCGTGCTCGTAGTTTGACCCAGGCAAACTGTTTCATTTTTTCTGAATCCCGGCGCAAGTATGTGGCCCAGTAGTTCCAGTACTCGCCCTTGATCAACTGCACACCGCCACGTGGACCTTGATACCATACTTGATCGCTTTCACGCATGAGTCGGGGGATGTGGTTGATATTGTTTGAGCGCAATTTATTGTCCACTGCCAATTTCCATGCAAAGTCACCTTTGACACCGTAGTATGTACTAGCCACGACGCATCCTTGAAATTTCCACAGCCTCCTCGTCTGAGAACACCGGCACAGCATTTGACTTGTGCATGGTAGCAATGCCCTTGACCTTGGTGCCTGTATACACTTTGGGCGCGGCCAGGGTAGCGTTGCCACCTGTGTCACGTGACGGAATGTGTGTGCTGGTTGTACGACCCGGGGGTGTGGTCAACCGGTAATCCAGTGCAGGTGCCTTCATGGCTCTAGCACGTTTCTTTTCTTCTGCTTCAACGCCTTGACGTTTCAGCAAGTCTTTCCACGACTGTTCAAGTTCGCGGGCTCGCCGAGCCTCTTCGGCGTTGCGAAACTTCACTTTGCCTCGACGTTTGCCGCCCATGCTGAGCCAAGGACCTTCAAGATGCATGGTCATTGCAGTGCTCCGTAGTTGTCAATCATGCTGTATTATAGCATGATCGCAATTTCCGGTCAATACTACTGAAGTATTACCTAAACAGGATCAAGGCCATGAGCCCGGCTTGCACTATAAAACCCACCCCAATTGTGATGATGTTTAGGGTGTCTTTTAACACAATGGCTCGCAGGAACAGCATGACGAGGCCTGCCCAGAGAAATGCCACCACATCCAAACTGGGCACTCGATCACTGAGTCCAGTCATCAGTGCCAACAAGGAGGGCACTGTGGCACAGTGCAACACAATGGCTGCCAACCAGCCCAGGGTGTCTGCTGAGATTTTGTGTAAATGATTGTTCAAAAAATCACGGATCACTTGCAGGTTAAAGGGCCAGGCGTTCATAGTCGTTCTCCATAAAAGATGTGGTTGCCAATTTGTTCAATTTTAGGCTTGTGCCAGTTGGGGTTTACATAAGTTGCATGATAGTACAGTGCATTTTTCATGCTGGGCAATCGGAAGTTTTCCAATAGTACTTTTTTAGCCACTAATTCGCTTTCTTGCCACATGGGCTGATACACTGCTTTGATCTTGTGATTGCCTTCGCAAAACCACGAAAATTGGCAAACTACCTTTTGGTAGAACACATTCTTCTGGTAAACCACCCCGCACACTGTGGGTGCAAATCTGCCAGATTCTACTCTATTTAATGTGACCTGCGCCACTGCTACCTTGCCCTCAAATGGCTCTGAGGCTGCTTCCCAATAGATGTTACGAGTCAAACAATCCAGTTGTTTCAATCGGTCTTCTGCTGACACATAGCCTGCCATGCTGGCCGCTCGGTCGCTTTTGAGCATGTTCAGTCTGGCGTTGCAAACATTCCACACTGTGATGGCCACTACGAACAGGGCTATACTTTTGATAATTCTTGCTGACCAAACAGCTAACACATTTGGTCGATTTGCACTAAGTTTCATTTGATTTCCTTTTAAACGCCAATACGTGGTCGTACGCGGAGACCCGAGTAAATCACATTGACAAAAGATTGAGTGAGATGAACATAGATAGACCTCGGGCCTCCTTGGCATACTCGTTTGGGACAAGCTCGCGTCCTGAGAAATGAGCCTGTCCAATTCTAGTTGTCAACGAAGAGACTTTCCGAGAGTCTCTTTCGAACACCAGCGCCTGCTTGGACAAACTGCGGTTGGTGCTACGGGTACTTGTTTTTTCAATTGGACAAGATACCAATCAGCAGTAGAAGATCCTATTTGATTGCAATGTGTTGTTCTACCACCACTTTTACTTATTTGATTCGGCTGTAGACGTGTCAAAAAACTGTCAAAATGATGTGTTTTTGTCATTAACATTGTAGTTAATGAGGGATTTCACAAACAGGGATAGGTGTCATCTTGTGCAGGTTTCTTGCACGTATCTCGCGATAACGTTTCAGCAATCGCTTTTCTGGTGCAGTGGCATACTCGCGAATGCCTGAATAAGTGTCTTGCAACATGGCCTTTTCCAGTTCAGGATAAGTCATGCCCAGCTGATCTTCATCGTTGCGACCATCAGCCCAGAGTCCGTCTGTGGGCGGCGCATCAATAATTTCCTTCAGCAAACCCAGTTCCCGGCCCATGTCCCATACTTCGGTTTTCATGCAGTCACCAATGGGCGAAATATCCACACCACCATCGCCGTACTTGGTAAAGAATCCCACGCCAAAGTCCTCCACTCGATTGCCTGTGCCCACCACAATGCCACCATGACTTTGTGCAATTTGATACAGCGTCATCATTCTCAATCTAGCACGACTATTGGCAAATGCTAATTCTGAGTCACCAAATGGTCCAACCTTTTTCTCAAATGCTGAGAACACCGGGGTCAAATCCATGCTCATGTGTGTGACATTGTTGGGGTGCTGTTCCAGCAACCAGCCAGCCTGTGCTGAACTTAGATTGTCCAGTTTGCGGTTCTGGCGAATGGGCATTTGCACCACAATGGTTTTCAAGCCAGTTTGGGCGCACAAGGCACTCACAACTGAACTGTCAATCCCGCCCGAAATGCCCACTACTAGAGTGTCTACGCCAGCCTTGCGGGCATAGTCTCGGATCCATTTGTTAATGTGTTTGATACGTTGTTTGGGTGTCATGGTTGTTTAGGTTGTATTTTTTTCAAGGCTTCCCACATCTGGGCTTTTTCTCGGCACTTCTTTTCCAAGGCTCGGTAGCGTTGGCCCAGTCTGCGCAGATCATCCCAGTCTTTTTCCAGTTCAGGATTTGGGGTGAGTATGTTGAGTCGTTCTTCTACCTTTTCCATCCAGGCTTTCATGCTTTTACCGTTCATCTTGATGTCAGCATTCTCACCTTGGATTTCTATGCTGCCACTTTGTTCGACTTTTAAAGTACCGGTACCAGTACCAGTAGCAATCCAAGGACTACCACTGGTGCCAGTTGTTGTGTAAGTGTATCCAGTTCCACCGTTACCGATAGCAGCACCATATCCTGGTACCACGGTTCCGGTTGTGTCCCAGATTGGGCTGCTGCCACTGGTTATGCTAGTGGTCAACTGATCGAGTTCATTTAATGTTAGCATGGGAATTGGTGTTGCTGATATTGACATGGGAATTTGCGATTTTTGGCACTGCGGATTTTTGTTGCGCCTGCCAGTAATGTCTGGCTCGACGCAGTTTGTCATCCAACAGTCGCTGCCGCAGGTCGGCAGTGAGATGTACTGGCCACGAGTGTGGTTCATGCATTTCAGGCTGGGTGTTACTTAGCATTTGTTTTCTTGCAATGTGTGTTTCATAAAGATCAGAGTTAATTTTTTATGCTTTAGTTATAATATTATAGAGTTTTTTGTTACGGCGTTGCAATGTAAAATGGAAAGATTGATCCAATGGACAATCAATATTAGGATCGGTGATATGATAATTGCATGCTTCTAATTGCCAGTTGTTGATATTAATTTTGCTTTGCGCAGTAAATGGACACAACCAAACATTATTAGTAAGATATCTTTTTTGTATTTCAATTACCCCTGGGTCTATATCGCCAAAATATTCTGCCGCTTCTAAAGATATTGTTATTGCATGCTCAATATTTTGATAAAAACATTCGGCGCTATGGAATTGAATATCACCAGCAGTGATATCATTTCGTCCAGTGCTACCTGTAGTGTAGAAATTAGTTATTGTTTGTTGCATGATTCGTGCCTCTTGCCCTATCGCAGAATCATGTTTGAATAACAATTTAAAAAGATGGTCATAAAATTCACGGTAACTCACATTCATGACATAACGACAATATTTGGCAAGTAATTGTGAATAACCATTTATATGAAAATGTATCACCATCCAAGAATACATCCAAGATTCTATAATATCTTGAGTGGTCATAGTATTAGTACTGCATACCGTGGGAAAAAGTTCTGGAATATCGCTGTGATCATCGCCGGTACATGACACAAAATTTTGAACGTTTACTAATTTTATGTCATATCTACCCATTTGATCACGATGCATCTCGGTATTTTCTAATACGTTGTTTGGCCAAATTTCTATGCGATGATGTTGTCCGAGTTCTAAAATTTCGCATACTCCGTCTTTCCAAGATTCTATGGTCTCTTCAGGCAACCCCAGTATTAGTTCTGTGTAGTGATGCACATTGTATTTTTTACTTAAATCCAATAACTTTTGAATGTCATTAACATCCATGTTTTTTCGTTTGATTGTTTCTAACGTCTTGGGATTCATACTTTGAACGCTAAAAGTTACGCCTTTGTGCTTAGGGCCAAAAGTTTTGGCTATTTCAAACACATGTTCGGTGCTGTTTTTAGCGTAAGTTACACTGATATATTCAAGGTCGCTATTTAAATTGTCTGCGCAATCTCTAACCATTGCTGCAATAGCAAGGTCTCGATCTTTGTATATGCCAAAGTTTGAATCAGAAATAAAAATAGTTTTGACTCTATGAGAAGCAATCCAATCTAAATCAGATTGCACTCGTTCCAATGAAAACTTTTTTATTTTACTAGCTATTAGACCGCCCCAATCACAGAATGTGCATGAATAAGGACAACCTCTATTGCTTTCAAGAGTTGCACTCCAAAAAATTTCAGGATTATTTCTCACCAGGTCGTCGAACACCCCAGTTGAATACGGGCTAGGTACATGGACGAGATCATCCATGCGTGGCATTTTATAAAGTTTTTCAAGTTTTCTGTTGTTGTTAATGTCATCTAATATTTTAACAAAACATCTTTCACCTTCATTGAGTACCACTGAATCTATAAAATTATGTTGCGACCAAGATGAATTGACTTGGGGGCCACCTACCACAATGTGGCAAGTTGGCCATTTCTGTTTGATGGATTCAGCCAAGGCCAAGCAATATGCACTGTTCCAAATGTAAACACTAAAAGCACACAATTTGGGCTCTACCAGTTGTGCGCAAACTTTGTCTATAGGATCTCGTCGAAAAAAAATGCCGTCAAGATTCCAGTCATGCGTTACTTCTTGAAATTGCTGAGAGTAGGCCCACAAGCACCCTACACTGTAAGGCAACCAATGTTGTTCATTTCCAAGAATAAAATTAGCATATTGTGGCTGAAAAAGATAGACATTTTTTTGCGACATAAATTATTTTATTTGGAACTTATGGCTTCCTTCTCTGCTGTGATTTCTTTACGGCGCTCTTTGATGCCCTTGCTCATTTCTTGCAATGCTTTTCTAGCACGAGCCGCTGAGGCTTTGACACCCTTGGCTGTGAATTTTTCATTTTCCGCAATGTATGTTTCGTAAGCGGTGACGATTTGTTCGTGTTGTGTCATAATGACTCCTTTGTTGTGAATAGTAATTATACATGCATTATCACAGCATGTCAAGAAAATCCAGTGATTTTGGCACTTCAGCCTAGTCCACGTAGATGTGTCTGCGATTCCAAGTGTCCCACACAGTGATGGCAGTCCATTCATGTGTCCAGGTCACAAGAAATCGATCAAATGCCTGCTGGTGATGAAGCATCATCTTATTGCCGTTTACAGTGGCATGTTCAATTTGATGTCGGCGTATCCAAGTTTTGAACATGGGTTCGGCTTGATTGTTGTTGCGCAACATCACAATGTACAGCGGTTCCACTGCACGGTACGTGGGTATAGACATTAATGAATCGTAGTTCCTTGGGGGATTTGAACTGAAGCAAGTTCATTGATATTTAATGCTGAGACCATCCGGACAAAATTTTCATCCAGTTCAATGCGTTCGTCGTCATGCAGTCTAGCATGCTCTTCATCCACACCCAACAGCCGCATGATGGCACCCACGTGCGCTTCGGTGCGACCGTTTATGTATAACACAGTCATGATTTGAAACATAACTGACTTGGCGTACTCGTAAATGGGGTCGTTTTCAAATTCGTGCATACAGTAATTATCTCTTTTGAGCGGCCAATAAAAAGCGCCGTATTAAACGGCGCTGTGGGAGACTAGCCTATTAGGCGTTGGTGCTCTCGACTGCATCTGCTTTGACAGTTGCAGGAGCACTCTTGGCCCGGGCACTCTTTGCAGAGACCTTGACTTCGCCTTTCTTAGCGACCTTGCTCTTCTCAGCCAGTTTATTGGCCACTGCATAGCCTTCATCACCTGTGGTGATGCCTTGTGCCTGCAGATATTGCAAGGCTTCCAACTTGGTCATTGCCTGAGGCAATTCAATCAAGTTGATGTTGTTGCAACCTGCCTTGTTCAGGATCTTGATACGAGCCACAAGATCGTTTGCAAAGCGCACCTTGACGGTGCCATCTCGGTTGGTTGCGGTGCCTGCTACGGTAAAAGTTTTGTCATTTGACATGGTGTTGCCTTTCTGAGTTGCCTAAAGTTAAGTTACGAAACATGCTGTGCGTCAGCATATCCAAATTATACACAAAAACGGTATTGGTGTCAACCATTTTTTGCATAATTTAGATTGGATTTGCCCAAATTACTGGGCCAATTCTTTGCTCTGTGTTTGGATAGTTTGGACGCCCTTGTCGGCAATTCGAGCAATGCCCGAAAAGCCCACACTGGCCACAACCAAGCCCAACACAAAACCAATAAAAACGTTCTTCATTGTGATTTCTCCTTGAGATAAAGTCTAGCAAATTCTGTTTGAACACCTGTGATGTCTTTTCGTAGTTCATCACGGGCATCGTGAAATACCGAGCAGCCGGTTAACGCAAACGCAATCACCACAGCCCTCATACCGCCGCCACGCGATTCAGTTGAGTCTGTCCGTCCCGGTGTGCTTTCACAGTGCCACGGAAGGTCAGCAGTGTGCCGGTGTTGAGCGGCTCACGGATGGAAAAGAACACTGTTTCATTGTTGGCTGTGATACCAGTGGCATAGTAGGTGTTCCACTTTTGACTGAAAACACAACGAACAATGTCCAACGTCACTGTGACTTTGTCACCTACTGTGCCTATGTAGCCAGCAGTTTGGTTCAGTCTGTCCTGTTCCGCAATGCGTTTCAACGCACGGTGGTGACTGTTGGGCAAACAAGCCACAGTGGCCAGTTCCAGTCTGTGCATCTGCGGAAAGAATCTGTCGGCCACAGCAGTGATCTTCATCACACTGCGGTCAAAGTCTGTGAGTCGGTTTTGCAGTGCGCGGAATGTCATATCATTTTGAATGAATTTCAGGCACTCTGCACCTGCGGTGCGATCTTCGTCGGTGATCATGAAAGGATTTTCCAAGGCTTCCATCATGATGTTGCGATTGCTCTTGCGTTTGAGTTGCACAGCAGTGGCCGACTCTGAAGGCAGTTCCCATTCGTCTTGTTTGATGTAAGCACCATTCATGCGTTGTGCATGGCATGCCGCACCCCACACATCACTCACACTGTAGCCTGAGTGTCCACCACCGGCCGTGCGGCGTGATGTCCACTGGCGTTGTGCAGGTCCTGTATCGTCCTCGTGGCCCAGGCGTTGTATTTCCCGGGGTGTCATGTTAGTTACATCTACAAACATATCAGTCCTTTCGGCCAAAGCTGCCACGGAACATACCGCCAACCAACATCACAGCCAACCATGTTTCAAAGGTGTAAGGGATTGCCAACACAGGAAACAAGGTGTTCAAAGACCAAATGCTCAACAGCGGGCCAACAATGATCACAATCACTACCAGTACCAGCCACAAATATTCGTTGCGTATTTTCATTTTTGATTCCTTTTTGCTTTGTATGTCCGTATTATAGCATTTTGGGAATTATTGGTCAACCGTTTCAGCTTCTAAAGCTTCAGCCAAAACTGTTAACTTTGTGCTTAATGGGGTAGAGCCATAAGTGTCACCACAATACCATGTACCATCTTTCATGATGTAGTAGTATTCAGCGCCCGAGTTGTAGCATTGGCCCAAGAACTCGTCGAACGTGGTGGCCACTTTCCACTCAGTGTCCTTCTCACCACGATCACGTCCGTAAAAGGTACACCAGTCTTCGTTGTGCTCACGGTGCTCAATGTTAGTGACAGGGTCAAACTTGCTGAACGCATGCTTCTCGCCGATGTCAGCTCGCAGGCTGCTCATGTCGCCCAAGGCCACCAATTGATTGGCTTTGGAGCTGTCATAGTGCTCTTGCAGAATCCGACCATTGAAGCCCAGGTAGCCATCCCAGTGACAGTAAATGCTTTTGACGTTGTTGCCGTGCATGACACCAATTCGACTGCGTGTTCCCATCATCAACTCCTTTTGTTACAATATGTCTATATTATAGCATTTTGGCAATTATTGGTCAACTACCAAAAGTACTACTAAAAAAGTATTACTTCGGGTTCATGCTGTTCATGAACTGGTTCATCATGCGTTGTGCCTGCGCCATACTTTGCTCAGGCGTGGCTTGTTGAATACAACCCGCTACCACGCCGGGCTTTTGAAACTGTGCCAGGGCACGTTCACAGTCAGCCTGGGTTGAAAACTGGCCCACGTTCTGCACAGCGGTGGCAAAGATCACAGCAATGGTCCACATGTTATTCTCCAAACTCGTACATGAACTGAGCCATTGAAGGATCCAGCTTTACCAGATCTTGTGCGGCTGACGTCAGCGCACGATAGCGAGCTTGTACTTGACTGCGGGACAGTTCGCCATCACAGCTGAGATTCTCAGGGCTGAGTTTGGCATCAATCATTTCTGCCACACGACGACGGCCTGCCACAGTTGTGACTTCGTAGGCCACAAACTTGCCGTTGAACATGCTGGCCCATGAATTTTCTTGTTTGATCAGTGCGTTGAGTGCTTTCATTTCCAACTCCTTTTGTTACAATATGTTCATATTATAGCAAATTGGGAAATATTGGTCAACCTCTACAAAAGTACTACTTGAGTATTACCGGGCAACGGGGCATGGAAAACTGATGTTCTATGGCCTGGGCCACTTGTAACACCCTCACATCATCATGCATGGCCCCGGTAATCATCACTGCCAACGGAACAAAGTTGGAATTTAATCCTATTGGTATAGTCAACGTGGGTTGTTTGGTGGTTGAAAACAATACGGACCAGGGAGAAATTAATATTTTTTTATTTTCTAATGTTATCTCATCAACTGCAATTTGATCTGGGGTAACTGTGGTTGCCGGAGAAATTATTACGTCATACATTTGCATGAATTTACGCATTTTGATTACAGCATCTTTACATTGTTCAAGCCAATGATATAGGTCCACTTTGGCGTGAGAACATATAGATATTTGTTGAAATTCGCGACCAACTAGATGTTGTTTATCAACTGAAATATTTTGCCATTGTTGTAATACTGCCGGTGTTTGTAATTGTGACAATACTTGTGGTGAATTTTTTATATCAATGTCGACCAATTCGACCACGGCACCCTGAGAAGACAACCAACTGATCACCTGGTCAACTGCTGATAAAATCTCCAAGTTAACCTGTTGATCGTCAATTGTTTGACAATAAGCCACCCTCAACCCATTCAATGTAGTTGGCGTTTGTTGCGTGTAGTCAACATGATTGTATGGCAAAGATGCCCAGTCTCTAACGTCTGGCAAAGATATTGTATTCAAGATCAATGCTAAATCTGCTGTTGATCTTGACATTGGCCCCACTGTACCAAGATGAAATACGCCACCGGGATATTGAGGTACTCTTCCACAACTGGGTTTCAACCCAACAATGCCACAAAACGCTGACGGCACAGCAATGCTCCCACCCACGTCACTGGCTATTGCCAATGGGACTATGCCAGCAGCCACTGCCACAGCCGACCCACCTGAACTGCCGCCTGGTGTGTGTTTAATGCCCCATGGATTACGTACTACGCCGTGTATTTTTGAATTTGAATGGCTGCCACCGCTACTGTTGAATTCTGGAACAGTGGTTTTGCCCACAAACACTGCACCAGCTTCACGCAATCGTGCCACTGCAGGCGCATCTTCCGGCCATGGTTGATTGGCATCAATTGCAAGGCTGCCCTGTAAGGTGGGCCATCCTTGTGTGAGTATCGAGTCTTTGACAGCCACTGGCACCCCATCCAACCGGCTCAATGGTTGGCCTTGACGCCAGCGTTGAGCACTGGCCCGGGCCTGTGCCAGCGTGGTCTCAGGGTCTGTGAAACAAAATGCATTGATCACAGGATTCAATCGCTCAATCTTGGCCAGCACCTGTTCGGCCACAGTCACAGGACTTGCCGCACCAGATCGGTATAAACTGCATAACTCTGCGGCAGTGGCCTGTGTGAAGTCTGTCATGTTGTTTGTTTAATTACCAAGTGATCAAAGTAATCATAATGATTTTGCAAAGTCCAATTGTAAGGATCAATTGCAGTGCCGTCATGTGTTTCGAACTGGGCCGCAAACACCTGAGTGTATCTCTGGAACGGCAACCACATGTTGGGTGTGGTGGCAGCCCAGCCGGCATCTTTCAGCAGTTCATGTTTGATTCTGCTCAATTTTACTGTGGGTGCATTCAAGGCCTGTTCAACTGTAATGGTGCTGGACAACAACAGGTCTCGAATTCTTGCAGCCGGAATCAAGTGCTCAAAGTCACATTCCTCATCTGCGTCAATTTCGTGATAGTGTGCCAGCATGCCATCACGTTGTTTGATGCAATACTCATGATACCTGCGCAAGTAAGTATCAATGTCATTGCGTGTTTCACGCATGAGCTGTTGATCATTTTGAATGGCATTGTACTCTGCAACAAGACGAGTCAAGTTGCGGGTACAATAACTGGCCACAGTTTGATAAGTCTCCGCAGTGCGTTTAGTTTTACCGTAAATAGGTGCAGTGAATTGTTCAAGTGATTCTTGTAAATTCATGATCCAAACAGAGCCTCAAATTGCTTGTGGGCATTGACTCGTTTTTGGCCTTTGTTCTCAACTGGTAATTTTATTCCGTGGCGTTTGGTATTGTCAAAATCCCCAGACAATTGTCCCTTGAGTTTATGACACATCGGGCACAACTCATCCAAATTGTCATGATCATTGTTGGTGCAATCACCATCTATGTGATCAATCTCTGTCATACCTTTGGCCCAGTCTGGTACCTTGGTCCATTTTATCATGCAATCAAATCCAAGATGCCCGTCAGTATTGGTGCATTTGCCAGTTTTGAACGGGGTAACCCCTGCACGATGTGGCCACTTACCGTAACTGGCCTTTTGACAATGACTGCAATGAATACGCCAACGAGGGTTTCCTTGGGTATCTTTGTGACTATATACAACTAGTTCGTCGCATCCGTGATTGATACAAATTGGTCTCATGTTATTTCTCCTCAGGGAAAAGACCAGGGGCAACATTGCCAGCTTCAATGCCCATTTTAGCACCTTCTCCATGATAGGGCAAGGCAATTGTGCCACCGTTGCGCAAATACAACTCACGCATGAAGTTAGCCATGGCACTGGGCGCACTCCAAGTTGAGCCTGGGTTTACGTGTTCCCATTGTACTTTGCCTTTGGCATGTATCAAACTGGAACTTTTGAATGTGGGCTTGATGGTTTCCAACACAGACTTCATCCAACCTGCAGGCAACTTGGTGTTGGCACTGGTTCCAGAGATGCGATGCAGTTCATACAGGCCAATGTACACACCCTGATCAATTTCTTCCTGCATGGGAAACGTGTCTTTGATGGCTGACAGCATGTTCAACAAGATTTTACCTGAGTCATCTATTTCAATGCCCTTTTGTGCATACTTGAAGTGACTGAAGTAGTAGTCGTTGTCACCACGCAGGTTGTCTGATGCACGTGATCCTTTGTCTTGCAAGTCAATGCCGGAGGAATCAAATTGGTCTTGCATGGTTTTGGCACGAACAACCTTGATGTCACGGCTGCCATTTTTGTAACGCACCAAGGCATTACGGTGCAAGTCTCCGGGAGTCAGTCGTTTGACGCCAGTGTCATTGAGCATTTCAAATGCATAACTGGCAAAGTTGGGGTCATCGGTTTCGACCACTGCACAAGGGATTTCTGTAAAACCCAATAGAGCCGCGGCCAAGGTGCGATGCTGTGCATCATACAAATAGATGTTGGAGCCGTTGATACGACATGCACTTCCAGGACTGCAAATACGAGCGTCCCATTTGCGCATGATGTTGATCACGTGTTTGTGAATCACATCACGTTGTACCTCATAGTCAATCCACAGGTCCTCAATAGCAACCATGGTACTGTGGGGGAACAGGAATTCAGATGCTTGAGCACGGGCTCGCCATGCATCAAGTTCTTTTTGAGTTACATTGTAGTGTGCTTTGAGTTGACGTT